CTGATAAAATAGCTACAGTGCTTTACGAAAAAGCAGAAGCTGCGTTTCCTGAAAGAAAAATGCGTAAAGATACACGCGACGGAGATCCTGATAAAGAAGCTAACTTTTATGTATTAGTACACACTACAATGCCTGCTATACTCTCAGAAAATTTCTTCATGACTAACTACAGAGAATGCCACGAGATACTCATGAGTGAGTCAGGTAGAGATAGAGTCGCTAAGATTCATTTCGAAATGATACAACAAATAGAGAACGCTAAAGAACTTTAAAGTCAGATTATCAAATAAAATTGATATATTTGTCTTATGTTAACATTAGAAGATCTTCAAGCTCAACTTGATGAGTCTTTGGCTATTAATTCTATAGAGTCGTCTTATTCCTATGATTTCTATACAGATTTAATAAATGAACAAAGAGCTCTATGGCTACGTAATGAATATAATAAGAATCGTAGCATAGATCCTTTTGTCATTCAGACTCTCCCTTGTTTAGAATTAGAATTAGTAAATCCTATAGATTGCTGTATTACTGTGCCAGATGCATGTAAAGTTTTAAGAACTAAACAAACTATCCCTAATACTATTGAGCTTTATTTTAAAAAAGGAATAGCCACTGTAGGTCCTGCAGATATAACTAAACCACGATTTGTAGTTATAGATTATTCTAGAGTACCATTTATTGGACACGGCAGAACTACACAAAAAGCAATCTATACTTTTCTATATGACGATCATATGTACGTAATTAGTAAAGACCCTATAGTAAAGAATATTAAGTATATGACTCTTAGAGGAGTATTTGAGGACCCAACTACATTATTAAACTATGTCAATTGCGTAGACGGTAATACTTGTTGGTCTTCATCAGACCCATATCCTATTAACCAATGGATGTGGACATATATTAAACCTATTATTTTACAACAACTAATGCAAAAAGGAGCAGCTCCGTTTGACGATATGAACGACGCTCAAGATGCTAGATCTCAAGGTATGAGGCAAGCAGCTCCCGCGCAACAACAACAGCAATGATGAAAAGAGGTAAAGGTAAGCAACTAGGTAACGTAAAAAAGAAAGATTTTTATACACACTACAAAGCTAATGCTAGAGAGGAGCTTATTAGTAAACCTTTATATAATAGTTTCGTAAAAGAATTACTTAGTGCGTTTTCTAATGCTATTGTTGAATTAGGATTAGAGTTAAAAATAAACAAAGTAGGCAAGCTTAGAATTAGAAGTAAAAAATTACACTTCTTTGATAAGAACGGTAAAAGATGTAAAAGTTTAAGAGTCAACTGGGAAGCAACCTGGAACTATTGGCATACTAAACATCCTGATTTATCGAGAGAAGAAATAATAGATTTAAAAAATAAGTCAGTAATCTATCACGAGAATGATCACAGCAGTGGAGAATTTTATGAGCATTTTTGGGATAAGTTTACTAATAACTTAAAATATAAAAGTTTTTATGTCTTTAAACCATCAAGGCAATATTCAAGATTAATTGCTAAAGTAGTTAAGGACCCAAATCGTAAAGTTTTTTATTATGGATAATATAGAAATTGAAGTAGAAGAATCAAATGGATCTTCTAAAGAAGTCGAAAAAACAGTTAGAATTAATCGTAAAGAATTTGAAGACGGAGGCTACGAAGAAATACGAGTAGAAGAAGTTGAAGGCGGATACATTAAAACTGTTTGTACTCGAAAAAAAGAAAACGGAGAATGGACTTATGAAGATAAAAAGTCTGTAACCACAGAAGATCCTTTAAAGGATAATTCTTCTGAGGGCATAGCAAATAGATTAGAGGCAGCGCTTAAAAAATTAATGTAAATGTATGCTGGTAAAACTGTATCATATAAAGCCATTTTAGATAAAGTCATTAGAGACTTTGGATTTAATTATGACATTCATGAAGAAGAAGGCTTAGAATGGCTAGCTGAATTTATGGCACATACTAACGTGCCTATGGTTCTAGAAAATAATATTGCATATATTAAAGTATGTGATGGTAGGGCAGAATTGCCTTTTGATTTACATAAAATAGGTCAAGTATCTTATTTAACTTCAGTAAATAGTGTAGAAGAAGCAGAATGCGGTAAGGGTCGCATGTTTCCTATGCGATGGGCAACTGATTATTTCCACAAAAGATATCATCTAGACGACAGAGACTATACATCAGAGTCTGAACAAACTTACACTGTAGAAGGTGGATTTATTTTTACATCTTTTAATGAAGGATACTTAGCAATGAGCTATAACGCTATCCCTACAGATGAAGATGGGTATCCTGTAATACCTGCAGAACAACAATGGTTAGAAGCAGGATCACATTATATAGGACATAAGATAGCTAGAAAATTATGGATGCAAGGACAACTTCGTCCAGATGTATACCAGATTATAGAAAGAGATAGAGATTGGTACTTTGCACAAGCTGTTAACCATGCTAAACAATGGAACGGAGTCGACGAAGCAGAAAGCATGCAAAATGCAACTCTTAGAACTATTCCTGACGTACAAGCGCATGCAAGCTTCTTTGCTAATATGCAACTGCCTGAACAAAGAAACTTTAGACCTAAGTCAGGAGCGAGAACTACTACTGATATATCTATAGTTAGCGCATCTGTACAAGGACCTAATCCAGCAACTTCTTAAATTTAATTCATGGAAGGACACGTTAATACTTATGGAGGCATGGATAAAGACACTGCTTATGATAGCATTAAGCAGAACATGTATATTGATGCAATAGATATAAGAATTAGTACAGATAAAGGAGAGTCGCAAGGAGCTTTTACTAATATGAAAGGCAATCAAGAAATCTTTCAAATTAGAGATGAGTCTGCAGTTAGTGATCCTTTTCATCCGTGGACATCTGACAGTCCTGAAATAATTGGATACGGTACAATTAGAAATTCTATTGTATTATTTGTAGCAGATAATACAGGAACTAAAGGTTGGATATATGAAGTAAAATATGATCCAGCTTCTAGAGAAATACTTCCTGGGTATCCTAAAACTGTTTATTATAATGACAATTTAAATTTTAAAAAAGAATGGCCAATAGAAGCATTAGGTCGCTATGAAAACGTATCTACTCAAAGAATCTATTGGACAGATTATAATAACTTTTTTAGAACGTTAAATATTGTAGATCCTGATTTAGTTACATTTCCTGTAGAAAATGTAGATATATTTCCTGAGATTCAATATACTCAGCCTATTTTACAAACAGTTGCAGGAGGAGGAGAATTAAATTCAGGAATGTACCAAATAGCATACAGATTAATTACATCTGACGGAAAAGAAACTTTAGTTTCTCCTCCAAGTAATATGATTCATATTACAAGAGCTGCAGAGTTTGATTCAATTCCAAAATATGTAGGAGAACCTGAAAAAATAAATTCAGGTAAAAGTATTACCATTACTGTAGATACTACTAATTATGTAGGAAAATTTGAAAAAATAGAATTCTTAGCACTTTATTATGAAAGTCCTACAGCTACTCCAATAGCTACTTCTATCGAAGAAATTAATATTACTACTAATTCTACAGAACTTCTTTATACAGGAACAGAAGGAACTATTTTTGATGTAGAGCTATTTACATTTACTTCTAAGAATTTTGCATTTAAAACTTTTAAAACAGTTACTCAAAAAGATAATTATTTAGTAGGAGCAAATATAAAATCTTCTACTATAAATGCTCAAAGTCTTTTAGAAGGAGCAGATACTTTTAGTGCTTTAACTGCTAGATATAATTCTTCATTACAAACTCCAAACGGAGTAGGAACTCCTCAAGATAGATTAGATAATGCTTTTAATGCAGATTTTAATAAAGACGAACATTGGGAACCTACTTGGCATAATGCAGTTAATCAATATAAATATCAAGACAACGGAACTATTTTAGGAGGTACAGGGCCTAATATTTCATATAGTTTTCATCTAGAACCTATGACTATTGATGTAGAAGGACAAGCTAAATTTCATAATATTGGAGGAAATATAAAATATGGATACGATAATAATCATGATTTAGACGATGGTTATGGAATTTATCCTAATCCTAGCTTTGCAAATAACGCCTCTCCTAATATTTCAGGATTACTTCGAGGATATAAAAGAGGAGAAACTTATAGATTTGGGATTATATTTTATACTAAAAAAGGAGAAGCTACTTATGTAGAATTCATAGGAGATATTAAATTTCCAGATATATCAGAAGCAGACGGTACGCCTAATTTTTCAGGAAATTATTTCCCTATATCGACAATGCCTAGTGAATTTCCTGTAGGAAGTTTTTTTGGTCAAATAGCAACAGGTTTTAATTTAGGTATAAAATTTACAGTAGACTTTAGTACTTGTCAAAGTTTATTAGATAAAATATCAGGATTTCAAATAGTAAGAGTTGAAAGAAAAGAAGTAGATAAACGTAGATTATGTACAGGTATTTTAAGTCCTTTAGGCTATCAAGAAACTGGTAACACTACACCAAACGATTTTGATTTTAGAGTAGATGGAAATGAAAACGTAGTTCATCATTTTAATGCTAGTCCCAATATAACAGGTCCTAATTTAATACAAGATAGTTTAACCTTTTTTAGAGACGAACAAGATCCTCTTGCAAATATTATTAGCGGTCCAAATGTCACAATAAGAGCTCAACATTTATCTTTCTATTCTCCTGAAATTTCTTATAAGTATTCTAATATTTCAGATATAGGAACTAATTTAGGAAATAACCCTGGATTATTAATAACAGGACATTATAGTCACGCAGTTCTTAGTGGAGATTATGAAGACCAAAGATCTTCTTCTTCAGGACCTGATGCATTAAATTTAGGAAATCATGCTACATTATATGATTTAGGAGTTAAGTTTAGAAGAACTCTTCCTGTAACTTTTAACAGTGTAGAAAATATAAGAAGATTAGATAATGCTACTTATTTTGATATGCGGGATAGTACGAATGTAAGTATAGGAACTAAAACAGCTTCTTGGAGTACAGCAAACAATGGAGGTTCAGGAGCAACTAGTCCAGAAATGCCTGCTACCCCTAGCTATATGAGAAATTATTATGTAAACGCTTCTACATTAAATGATCCTAGTGGAACAGGAGCAGGACTTGCTAGAGCAGGTTCTAATATATCTGCATTAACTAAACAATATATAAATAATCCTTTAACAGGAACAGCTATTATAAATCCTGCTACTACAGATTACTTTCTCGTACAAGGTACTACTACTCACGTACCTTTACAACCTGCTATTCAATCTTTAACAAACGCAGGAGCAAATTTTACTATAAATGAAGCTATTCCTATAGCAGATTTAATTATTCCAAAAAGTGAAGTATATGGAGGAAGTACGCAAAATGCATTAGAATCTAATAGTTTTATAATAGCTTCTCCTATAATAAAAACAGAATCAGTTACAACTAGTTATAGTCCTATAGTTTTTGGAGGAGATATTTTTATAAATATGTATTCTTTACAAAAAGCTATGGTAGAATTTAATGCAGAATTTTATGATGCAGGTTTAGCAAGTAATACATATGAACAACCTTTTACAAGAACAGATTTATTGGTAACAGAAAGTTGTGTTAATGCTAGCTTACATCACGGAGCTAATACTACTACTGGTGTTAAATTTAAAATAGCAATAGCAACAAGTGAAGTAGAAAGTGAGTATTATAGACAAGAAGATAATAATAGTTTTTCAAATTATGGATTATTAAATCCAGGAGAAACTCAATATACAATGTATAATTATAATGAAGTATATTCCTCAATAAATAAAAAAGTATTATTTTTTACTTTACCTGAAAATTTAATTGATACTTCATTAACAAATGATGTACGAGCTTTTTTATCTGATGTAAAAGTAAATGGAGAAGATATAGATTCTTGGACAAAGTTTGCTATTAATGATTTTTATGATATAGACGATCATGGTCCTATAAATAAAATTGTAAACTTTAAAGACAATGTTTATTTCTTACAAGATCAAGCAACAGGAGTTTATGCTATCAATAGAGAAGCGGTTACTACAACAGATGATGGAGTTCCTACAGAATTAGGGATATCTCAAGGTTGGGGTAAACATCAATATTTTTCTAAAGAAAATGGATCTATACACCAATGGGCGGTAGCTGTAACTGACAGAGGTATTTATTTCTTTGATGCTATTCATAGAAAAATATTTCAATTAGGTCAAGCAAAAACAGGTATGAGTAATAGTCCTTTATCAGAAGTAAAAGGAATGCATTCTTATTTACAAGAGTTAGGTCCTGCAGTATTTAAAAGAAAAGAAGATGGAGGAGATAATCCTATACTATCAAGAGGAGCTCATATTGGAGTAGATGAAATTAATGATGAAATTATTTTTACATTTTTATCTTCTACATTAGCTGATCTTTTTGATTTTAAATCTATAGTATTTGACGAACTTACAGGAACGTTCTCTACTAGATTATCTATAACTCCTAAAATATGGATCAATAATGGTAATACTTTATTAACTACAACATTAGACACGGGCGTGAGCGTGTGGGCCCACAACATAGGAAACTGGGGAGAGTTTTACGGGACTCAAACAGGATGTGAACTTACACTAGTTATTAATCCTAAAGCAGATATAAATAAAGTTCTTAGATTCTTAGAATTCAATAGCATAGTTCGTGACGATGACAAAGTAATAGATAGAACTAAAACTATTACAGGATTTAAAATTACTACAGAAACTCAAGCTAGTGATAGTATTTATGAAACTACTCCTGAATCTTTAACAAGAATAAAAAGACGTTTTGATAAATGGAGAATTAAACTTCCTAGAGATGTTAATTCTACTAGTCAAAAAGGAAGGTTTAGATCTACACATTTTTTATTAACTTTATATTTCGACAATACTTATAATAAAGAACTAATTATGAATAGATTAGTTTCTTTTTATGACCCACAAATATTCTAATGGCAAAAAGGTATCCATATATTCCAATATATTATAAATCTAAAGGCACTAAAATCTTTAGAGATACTACTGATGCGCCTCCTACAGCGCATGATAATGGAGGTAATTTAAATCTTGATGGAACACAACAAGTTGATTTACCAGAAACTACTGTTTATGGCGCACCAGAATCTAGAAAATTACAAGGTACTCTTCGTCAAAAATTAGATCAATTAAAAAGAGCTGCTCAAAAATATTATGAAGACAGAGGCTTTGGAAGAATATTTTTAAAGCAAGACCCTACTAGTGAAATATCGGGATTAAAACAAAATGTACAAGCTTATAAAGATTTATTAGAAGAAGAGAAAGGAAGATATGTAAAAGCAGAAATAGCTTTACAAGATCTTCAGAAACATTATCCTGATACTTGGGGAGATAAAAAATTAGCAGATGTTTTTACACCTCAAGGATATCAAAGTCTTCTTTCTTTACAAAAGAATGATAAAATTTCTACAGATAGATTTCGTACATACTATGATAACTTTGCTAAAGAGTTTGATCCTTACATGGCTAAAGGTAGAGGTCCCGATGCAGTATACAGTGCAAAAGGAGCTAGAGAAGCCTGGGGTAAAGATTGGGACGAGTTTACAAGTATGGTAAATAAATTTGCTCTTGCCGCTCCTATGTTAGGTGGAGCAGCTGCATTAGCTCCAGCAGCAGGATCTCTTTCTGTACCAGGTCTTGGATCAGCTACTAAAGCAGCGCTTACTGCTCCTATGTTTTCAGGAGCTCCCTCATGGTTAACACCATTAACAGCTTTAGAATTTTATGGAGCTCATCATATGGCAAGTGAATTAGGTAGAAGTGATTCCGATACAAGAAAAAGTTTAAGAAAAGCTTACCAAAATCCTACAGCTTCTAACATTGCAGGAGCAGTAGGAGATACAGGATTTGCAATATTAGGAGGAGCGCCTACTGGTATTACTGCAGCAAAATGGCTTGCAACTAGAGGATCAGGCGCTGCTAGAGCTGTTAAAAATCTTCCTCAAATTAAAGACTTTAAAACAGGTCTTCAAAATGTAAGGAAAGGAGAAGCTAAAATAAGTGACATGCTTAAAAGTCAGACTTTATATAGATTTGATAAGCCTGCAATAAATATTCCTTCTACTTCTCCAAGGACTATTGATCCACTTGAAGGTAGATGGTATATGTCTACTAAGAATCCTGATTTAATAAAGTATTACAAAGAAAGTCCTTTATTTAAACAAGTTACAGGAACTAAAGCTTCTTTAAAACCTTATAATGTTTCTGAAATGCAGAAAGCTGCTGCTAGCGGAAAGACTATACCTTTTGATTATACTACAGCTATAGGCAGAAGTATAAGCTCTGCAGACAATCCTGCAATGCAAGCTTATATTAAACAGTATCCTATTAAATCAAAATCTAAAATAATTCCTACTAGAGAAGAAATATGGAGTTTAGTAAATAAACCTCATAGCTATTGGAAAGATCCTCTATATACAAATAATCCTGGAATGCAACATGCATTAAAAGGTGCTCCTGCTTCTAGACATGAATACGTTTTACCTTCAAAATTAGCTTTCCCTGCTCCAAAAGGAACAGAACAATTTAATATAAATTATAATCCTGTTAAAGATTTACCTGCACAATGGAGAATATTAGCTAAAGAAACAGAAGCAGCTGTAGAACCTATATATGCAGGAGCTCAAAGATTTGCTAAACCTTTTGGAAAAGGAACTAAAGTTGTTAAGGCATCAGGAATAAGAAATGAAGATCAAAATCAAGAATTAAATATTGATCCTAAATTATATGAAGCAGCGAGAAAAGGAGTCTTTATGTCTGGATGGGATTTACTAAATGATACAAATGAATAAGATATGGTTGAGTATACTAATTTAACGGATCCTCCTAAATTAAGTAGTCTTGATAAAAATGATAGACTAGCTTTAGTTTATAATGAAGTAATTGCTCATATTGCAAGATTAAAACAATCTGGAAGAATTCCTGAAGGAATGGATTTAAATGCAGAAGGTATTACTACTCAAATTATTTTAGAAAGTAATTGGGGAGCATCTCCTTTAGCAGAAAGAACAAATAACTTTGGAGGATTAACTGCAGGTAAAGCTTGGAAAGGAGAAATAGAAACTGTAGAAAATGATCCTTTTACAGGTAAAACATATCATTATAGAAAATTTAAAACTCCTCTTGAAGGTATTAAAGCTCAAGTAGAATTTTTTTTACCTGATGTAAATCCTAGATATGCAAAGGCAGGAGTATTAAAAGCTAAAAATGCCGAAGAACATTTTGCAAGAGTTAAAGCTGCAGGTTATGCAGAAGATGCTAATTATGTAAGCAAACTAAGTAAAATGGTTAAGTCTACTATTAGACCTAGGTTAAAAAGAGGAGGCAATCAGGAAAATATAAATGGTTGGATAAAAGAACAAGATGCTTATGATGCAGGAGAGGATTACGTAAAAGAACTACAACAATACGAAACAGCTAGTCAAACTCCTACAGGAAATATGTATCCCTTTATGTCACAAATGGCTGCTTCTAAACAAGTTAAACCTAAAGATCTTTTTGGAGATATAGATACAACTTCAATTAAAAGAAATTACATTTCTGAAAATAATGTAGCAGATGCTAAAACTTTTGTTCCTAGTGAAGAACAAGCAGAAGCAGAAGCAGAAAAACAAGCAACCGCATTAAAACGACAAGCACAGTTAGAAAAATATTTAGCTACTCCTGTGACTAGTTCTAATACTCCTACATTTGGACAAGGGTCTATGTTCGGTCAAGGGCAACTATTTGGGGCTTCTAAGAAAAGAGCAGGAGGTTCTAATGTAGGTAAATATCCTAATGTAAAGTCTTTTGCAGGACCGTCAGGTGGAGCACCAGCTGGTAGTTATCCTATTAATACAATTGAAAGAGGGCGATCAGCGTTAAAGCTAGCACACCATGCTCCTAATCCTTCAGGTATAAAACAAGCAGTTTATAGCAAGTATCCTAGTTTAAAAAAGAGTAACGGAGGACCCATAGGGCCTATACGTCCTATACCAGGTCTTTTTGAGCAAATGATGGAAAATTATTACATGGGTCTTTCTCCAGAAGAAGGAGAAAAACTAAAAGAATCAGCTATTAATTACCAAGATCTCTTACGAGCAAAACAAGAAAAAGTCGTTCAAGAAGAAGAATACGTAACAGGTGTTCAACAAAAAATGGCAGAGATTGCAAGAGAAAGAAGCGAGCCAGGAACTCCTTATGAAGAAGATTACGAGTATTTAGGTATACCTTTTATGGCTGATGAAACTTCTTGGTTCCATAAATTAAACGACCCAGAGACAGGCGAACCTATGATACCTTACTCTTGTCAAGGAGTTGCTTGTGCAATTGGTCGTAAAGCAGGAGCAACTGCTGCTCAAGATTATAGAGGAGTACAAGCAGGAGATCCTTGGAGAGTTATAACAGGAAGCCGTACAGTAGATAATCCTGATGTCTTAGCAGGTATGGGATTATATCCTATAGAAAATTTAGGAGAAGATGCTAAACTACAACCAGGAGACATGATGAGAATGGGTTATCCTACAGGAGGCACTTATCATAATGTAATTGCTATAACTCCTGAAGAACAGGAAAACTATGATGACTTTCAAGCAGGGTATGCTTCTGAATGGTATAAAGGAGTAAAACGAGGACCTTGGACATATGATCCTGAACAATCGACAGCTTTTAGGTATTTAAGAAATTTACCTAAATTACAAGAAGAATTAAAAAGTTTAGAAGAAGATAGCTCACCAATAAAACAATATGAAGCTTATAAAAAAGCTAATCTTCCTCAGAGACTTGAATTACAAAAACCTGGACAATTATCTTTTGTAGGACCTACAAAGTTAATTAATACTGAGCCTGCTAAAACAAAAAGAAAATTATTCAGAAACCGATAATATAGTAAATTATTTTAAAAATAAGTAACTTTATAAAAATTTAAGAAAAATGAAAAAAAGAATTCCTAATTCATATTCTGCATTTCCCTCCAGTGTAAATATGAGATACGGCAAACGTATGAGTAATGGAGGCGCTATGAATCAGTTAACAGAATTTAACGAAGGAGGCCGCCATGAAGAAAATGGTTTAGGCGGAATTCCTCAAGGTATGAATGAACAAGGGCAAATGAATCTAGTAGAAGAGGGAGAAACTAAATTCAATGCTGAGAATTATATTTTTTCTGATACTCTTAAAATAGATAAAGAATTAGCAAAAGCTTTTAACCTTAATTCAAAGATGGTAGGTAAAACTTTTGCAGACGCTTCTAAACTAGCTGGACGTAAAAAATCTAGAAGAGAAGGAGATAAAATAGAAGAAGCTGCTAACGATGCAGACTTAATGAATCTTATGGAAGCTCAAGAAGCTTTCAAGCAAAAAGAAATAGAAGAAAGACTAGCAGAAATAGATGCATTAGACCCTACTGTTCTTCCTGCTATGATGGGACAAGGACAATCTCAAGGTGATCCAGCAATGGGAGGACAAATGCAAGAAGCTCCTATGGATGAGCAAGCTATGATGGAACAACAAATGATGGCGGAACAAGGACAACCATCTCCAGAAGAAATGGCTATGATGCAGCAGCAACAAGATATGGCTATGGGCCAACAAGAAGGTATGATGAGAAGCGGAGGTAAGATACCTAAATCAGTATTATTATCTAGAGCAAAATCTCATATGTCTGATGCAGCTGCACAAGAGTATGTAAAAAATTATGATAACGGAGGTAATTTAGGAGGACCTTATCCTAGACACAGCATTGGTTTAGGTTATAAAAGACCAGTATATCCTATGACTGAAGAAGAAGCTAGAAGACAAAAAATATATGAAGGACCTTATAAAGATCATGTAGAAAGGTTAAATGATATAGATTTAGCATTTGATAATCCAACTGCTTTAGTAACAGGAGAACCATTAGCAGGAGAAAAATCTTTATTTAAAGACTATCTAAAATGGTGGGATTCACCGCAACCTTATCGTCCAACTCGTAAAGATGAATGGCCAGAAGCTGAAAAGTTAGGTGGATATTTAGGAGACGGAAAAAGTTCTTTTGGAGGCGGAGGTTATATGTCACGTTCATATGCACCAGGAGGTTTTATGGGAATGAACATGGCTAATGCAGGTATGATGAATGCAAATCCAAATCCTTGTGGAGATCCTCCATTACCTCCATGTCCAGGACAAGAAACAGGATTTACTTCAACTATAAAAACTAGAGATACAGGCAGCGCTATTCAAAATTTTAGTCCTCATTTATCTTGGACAGAAGAAGCAGGTTTTGAAGATGATAGAATAATGCAAGATATTCGTCAAAATATGATAAGTAATTTAGGAGCTGTTGGTACTAGCACAGATCCTGCTTATGGTGGCGGAACAGGAATTGGAGAATTTCCTGATAAAGAACGTACAAGAAAATTTAAAGATTTTGTAGGAAAAGTAAAAGATGATTTCGTAGACAAACGAGAAAATATAAAAGCTTTTAGACAAAAACCAAATACAGCAGGTCGTAGATATACACATATGAATAGAGCTCTTAATGTGTTTAGACCAAAAAACGATAGAATAAGAAATAGTGGTAATATGCGTTTTGCTGTAAAACACCCTAGAGCAACACAAGATGCACAAGGAAATAATCTTAGAGCTTTAAGTAATCTTTTTCTTGGAGTACCAGATAAAAGTAAATGGGTAGGTAGATTTGGAGAAGATCAAATGAGAAGAGGAGGAGGAAAATTATGTTACGGATGTGGAGGTAAGATGCATGCTTACGGAGGTCGTATGAGCGTACCAGGTGTTCAACATAAATATGGAGCAGGTATGCAAACTGCAGGAACTATTTTAGATACTGCTGCAGATTTTGCTAAATATATTCCTGTAGTAGGACAAATTGTAGCTCCTGTTGCAGAAGCAGGAGCAAATGTTTTAAAAGGAGCAGGAGAAGCAAAAGCTACTGATACTGCATATACTTTAAAAGACGCTGCTTTTGATGCAGGTTCTGGAGCAGCAGGAACTTTTGTACCTGGTGCAGAACAATTTATACAAACTATAGGAGATCAGGCAACAAAAAAAGATAAAGAAGCAGAGATGGCAAAAAAACAAGCAATTCTTGCTGACAAAAATCATCCTGATCATAAAAAAGTTAAAGCTGCAATGGAAGCTAGAGCAAATGATGAATCTTTACAAAATGCTCAAACATTTCAAAATGTATGGAATCAAACTGCAGGAATGGCAAGTCAATTTATAAATCCTGGAGAAGCAGCAGATACTGCAGCAACTGTTACTGAAGTTGCTCCTGATGCTATAACGGATACTGTAACAGACACTACAGGACTAGTTGGTGAAGGTATGGGGTATGGTAATTGGGCAGATATAGATATGGGAGCTCCAGAATTACCTTTTGGAACAGGAGGTCGTATGGGATCTAACTATCTTAAAAATGGCGGAGGTCTTTGGGCTAATATACGAGCTAAGAAAGAAAGAATGGGAAAAAATTATCGTCCTGCTAAACCAGGAGATAAAGATTACCCAAGCGATGAAGCAATAGAAGCTGCTCAAAAACCAATGGGAGGAAGTTTAACTAATCCAACTGATCCTATGAATATAGAGCCTCTACCATTAATGCCTGCTAATCAATTTGGTTCTCCTGCTCAAGCAACATTACCTTTTAATTATGCATATAATATGCAACCTACAAGTATTGCAGATTTCTTTCAAGGAGAGAATGAAATAAATGTAGATGTCGATCAAGAAGATGTTAATAGAGATTTTAAATTTAAAGAAACTCCTATGCAAGCTGCAGCTAAAGCATTGCCTATTGCAGCTAACTTATATTCAGGATTATTTTCTAAATACGATCCTAAATATGAACCTGAGTTTGTAGCCACTAAGGCTCCTAAATTAGATTACACAGAATCTGTTAATGCTATTAGAAGATCTACTGCAGGTTTAAGAAAAGACTTAAGAAAGTTTGGAAGAAACCCAGGTAATTTACAAGTAGCTGCGCAAAAAGGAGCTCAATTAGAAGCACAAGCTATTCAGCAAGTAGACACTATTAATGCTAAACTACAATTTGAAGCAGAGAAATTGAATAAAGCAGAAAAGCAAAAGCTTGAGAGAATAAAGAAACAATTGATGCTTACTTTTGATGAAGCTAAAAGAAAATCTTTACAAGCATCTGCTGAACAAACTAAACAAATGGTAGAAGCAAATCAAGCAAATGAATTAGCAGCTTACTATGCTACAATGGCAGGTGAAGGCATTGGTTCAGTAGAATATAAAACTTTAGCAGATCAATTTGCAGAGATGTTAAAGAATAGAAATAAAAATAAAAAGAAAAAGTAATGCCTTTAACGCCTTTATCTACTCCATTTACTACAGAATATAAGCCTCTTGGATTAGAAGCCTTTGCGGAGCCTTTGTCTAAAATGAAAGAAAAGTTTGATGTAACTAAATCTGAAATAGATAAAACTAAGTACGCTTTATCACGTATGAGTCAAGACGATGAAAGAGCTAAAAAGTTATTGGCAGATTTAGATGCAAAAACTCAAGAACTTTCTCAAAATTTAACTCGATCAGGTAACTATAGAGTAGCTACTCAACAGCTTCAAGATTTAAACGAATGGTTTAATACTAATCCTGAGTTTGCAGGAATGAAGCAAAACTATAATAATTATCAGAAGAATTATGCATTAATGCAGAAGAAGTTAGAAAAAAGAGAAATAACTCAAGATGACTTTGAAACCTGGGATTATTATGTTAGAAATAAATTCTCAGGAACTAATTACGATCCTACTACAGGTAATTATAGTACTGGAAACTTTACTCCTAAATCAGAAAACAGAGAAAAAGAAATAGAAGACTTAGTTCTTAAGATAGCAGCTATGGAAGAAGACCAACAAGTAAATGCTATTATGGGGATAAATAGTGCTGTAGATGCTGGAGAGATAAGACAGCAACTAACTAAATATAGGACAAAAGAAGATGCTGCTAGGTCTATTAGAAACTTTATTACAACAGGAGAAAGATTTAAAAATTGGAAACAAGAAGATGCTCAGATGAAGTTTTTCGAATTAAACGATAGAACTAAGAAAGCAGCTCTTCAAGGATTAACTGAAGATAAAGACCCTTATCAATTTTCTAGAAATGTTTTAATCGAATCTCTTCCTGAATTAGAAGAGCTCCACGATCAAGTTACTAAAGTAATAGCTAATCCAAATGCTACATCTGAGGATATAGCTAAAGCTAAAGAAATACAAGCCGAAGCAGAAGAAAAAATGGCTGACATCCAAACTATGTTAGAAAACAATGATGTTGAAGCTATAGAACAAGAAGCTGCAGGTATTTATGTAGCAGATAAGTTAGGATACTTTGATAAGATAGCATTAGCAGGCGCTGACATTGTAGACTTTATTAATGAGGGAGCGATTAGCTCCTCTGGTAGTGGTAGGAAATCTACTAAAATAAAAGAAGCAAATGAAGTAGGAGATATTGCTACACAGTTAAATCCTGTCAATGTTATGAAAGAAACTCCTTTAGCAGGAGGTACTTCTCCTTTTAACGCAGAAGAAAATATACAACTTGAACCAGTTGAGTATACTATAAGCGCTACAGGAGCTGATGGAGAAACTTATGAAAAAGTAGTAGAGATAGAGCCTTCTTCTAGTATAGGTGCAATGTATCAAAAAAATGTAGATGTGCTTACTCCATTTGTAGGTGGAGTTTCTAAATATACTACAGGAGATGGAACAGTAAGCTATGCCCAAACAAGTGATTATATATTAACTGTTCATGCAGAAAACGAAGCATTGTCTAAGACTACTCTTGGTTTTGAGCAAATGTACGATCAAAGAATAGCTACTTTAACAGATGATATTAATGCTTATAAAGTTGAATTATTAGACCCAACTTTAACAGAAGAACAAGAAGCAGAATTAGAAGCTAAAATTAAAGACGCTAGAAAAGAAAAATATCAAGCTACTTATTCTAAAGTAGGACAATTAAAAGACCTTGATTTCTTAGTAACAGAATATATAAATGATAAATCAGAAGAAGAGCTAGTTCAAATTATAAAAGACCAAGCAGGAGATCTTAATCTTTCTGATGAAGATATTATAAAAGACATAACTAAATTAAAAGAAGACTTCGAAGCTAATACTGTAAGTAGTCCTAAATTCTTAGATAAAGAATTAAATTCTTTAATAGGAACTAGAAAACAAGAAAAAAATGAACTAGTAAAAAATCTAGATAACGAATTTAAAGATCTTATGGACGAGGCTGCTAGACAGTTTATGGGAAAAGAAACTAGCGAGTTAACTGAAGCAGAACAAGAACAATTAGAACTTTATGTAAGCGGCAGAATGGATCAACAAGAAGAAGGTTATGAGAATATTCCTGAAGAAGTAAAGGCTGAGAGACAAAGAATTTTTGAAAGACTTAATGCTATTGACGGAGAAATGGACAGTGCACTTGATATGGTCGACAATGTTTTTTCCCCTGGTGAACTACTATTGAATAAAATTTATAAAGAGTATAGAAAATCTAAAACTTTAGGAAGCGAGCAATTCTATCAGATTCCTCAAATAATTGTAGACAAAGGCGCTGATAAATTCTCTAGTGGGCAATTTAAAGCTTTAGTAGACGACGGAATGGTAGCAAGAGGTAGTAGAAATTCTAGAGTAATATGGGATCCTTCTACAAGACAATCTATTGCAATGGACCCAGGAGGTCTTAAGCATTCTTATACTTTAGATGCATATCGTACAGATACTCCTAGATTTGCAGGAGTAGACCAAAATGGTAATGTTATTATGGCATTCTATAGAAAATCAGCATTAACCGATCAAAATCAAAATTTAAAAGATTGGCAATCTTATATAGATAAAGGAATCCAACCTTTAGCTGAAACAACTCAAAAACGACTTGAAGCATATGAAGCTGGCGAAGACGTTAGAGTAAAATTCAGTAAGCAGGAATTAGAAGCAATGCAAAAAAATAATCCTGAAGTTTTATATTTAAGTTCAGAAGGATTAGATTATAAGCCTATAGAAACAGTAACAGAAAACTTTGTAGATTATATAGAAAGCGCTAATGCTATTGCTAATCCTGATAATAGAATAGAATTCATAGAAAAACAAAGAGCTAACTACGCTCCTTTCTATATGGCTTCTAATCCTAAAGCAGCTAGAGAATATAATCAATTTGCTAATACTCTTCAGTATAGAGCAAATAATGGAATAGAGTCTTCGATAAGTCAAGGAGCAACTAAGCCAGCACAAAGCCCTCCTTATACTGACGCGCAAGGAAGAGAAGTACAAAAAGAATATCAAGCTACTTTCCAAACAACAGCTGATAAAGAAATTCTAGTTCAATATACAGAAGTAATTAGAGACGCAAATAATTACGATAATATTATCTCTACTGATGAATTACCTGCCCTTACAATAAGTAATCAAGTAAATCTTCCTACTGCTTTAGCAAAATTAGATTTAACTTTTGGAACAGGTGCAGATTTAAATTTAACATACACTGCTAAAGGAGGAAGAAGACAACCTTTAGTATTAGCATTTATGGTAGACTCTGATGTATATAGAGATCCTAGAAGAATGCAAAATATTATTAAATAATGGCAGACGAGAAAGAACTCAATCTTAAAGGGATGGATACTAGTAATCCTGATGGAGAACCTCAAATAAATCCCATACTACAATCTGCAGAAGAAAAAATACAATCTTCTGATGCTTATATACAGCCTAGAAAAGAGCAACAAGATTTTATAAATAATCTAGCAAATGCAGGTATTAACGGAGTAACTAATGATACTATTAAGGGAACTAACTTTATGGTAGATCCCGCTGCTAAAGAATTATTTACTTCTGTTGATTTAGCTAAAGCAATTCCTGATCCTAATGAGCGTGCAGAATATATTAGACAGCACGGCAGTAAAATGACTAGGCTACTAGATCCTGATACTTATGGTATAACATTTAATAGAGAGATAGGAGATTATGCTGCATTTAGACAAAACAATTATTACAAACAATTAAAAAAGTTTGTAGATGATTTAGATGAAAATCAAGGTTTTTGGGAATCATTGGGAACTACTTCTGGTAAATTAGCAGGTTCTACATTAAATAATATAGGAGCAAATATTTTAGCACCTATATATGGAGTAGGATCAGCATTATGGAATTGGGATAGAACTAAAGTTTTTGATAATGATGTAGGCGAGTGGTTTAATAAAAACCAAGAATACATAGACCAACGTCTTGTAATCTACGGAGGATACGATTATGCTAAAAACAGAGATAAACAAACTTTCTTTTCTAGAATAGCTGATCATCCTTTTAAATCTATTAACGACGATATTGTTCCCACAGTCTCTTTTGTTATGGGGGCAGTGGGTGCAGAAATACTTTTAGGAAAAGTAGGATTAAAAGGAGCCATGGGAAGGCCCACTAGAACGATAGCTCGTGCAGGCGCTATTGGTACAGAAAAATTTTCTAAAGCTTACAGAGCTATTAGAGGTTTAGAAAAATTAGACGACATACAGTCTATGAGAAAGATAGTAAAAGCTACCGATGCTTTACAAAAAGGTATGGGTACTATAGGAACTATGTATCGATCAGCTGCTTATGAATCAGCAATGATTGGTAAAGACACTCAAGACAGTACTTTATTACAATCTAAATACGGATATATAAAGAACGATCCTCAATTGTTTGAGGAATATAAAGAACTTGTTCGCCAAAATACAGATGAGTTTGGTAATCTAGAAATCTCAGAAGAAGAAATCATTGAAACTATTGCTAGAAAAATTCCTAGAGGAGAACTAGCAATGATGCAACATAATTCTAAGAATGCAGGTACGGCAGCATTCCTTACTAATATTCCATTAGTAGGTGCTAGTTATATGATTCAGTTCCCTAAAATATTTGGATCAGGTTTTAGAAACAATCAAAAGATTTTATCTAGAAGCGGAGTCCTTTATGGAACAACTAGAGATGCTACAGGAAAATTAGTTTCAGAATTTGCAAGTGCAACTAAATTAGAAAAATTCTTATTTAAATATGCAATGCCTTCATTAAAAGTAGGTATTACTGAAGGATTTGAAGAATTTTCTCAAGGTGTTATAGAAAAAGGATATTCAGACTATTGGGCTTCTCCTTATACTAAAAGCGCTAGAGACTCTTCTATAGGCTTTATACAAGCTATGGCAAGTGCTTCTAGAAAGTATGCTACATCTATAGAAGGAATTGATTCCATGAGTTTAGGATTTTTAATGGGATTCTTAGGGATTCCTATGGTAAAACCTAAAGCAAGTGGTAAGATGGGTCTTGGATGGAGCGGGGGTTTTTATGAAGCAGTAGGAGAAGTATCAGAAAAGATTTCTGAAGTAGAAGCTGCTATAAAAAATTATAATGAAGGAATTCAAATGAATGAAGTCCTTAAAAATAATTTCGATGCTTTTAGAAAATCTGTTAGTATACAAGAAGATAAAGATCTTGCTCTAGCTAAAGGAGATGTCTTTGGATATAAGAACGCAGAATTTGATGAGCTATTTAATTTTGTAGAAAACAGAATGAGCAATGGAATTCTGGACACAGTGTACCAGGATATAGATGCTTTAGAGAATATGTCTCTAGAAGAGTTTAACGAACAGTTTGCTCACAAAGATGAAGCTCTTCAATTTACAGAAGAAACTAAAAAGAAGAATTTAGAAACTCTTCGTAAAAGAGTTGACACAATTGTTAAGAATCAAGATACATTTGATTCTATAGCTAGTGATAGAAAAACCTGGATAGATAAATTCTTTCTTAAAAATTATAAAGGATTAGATCAATTAGAAGAACTTGACCCAAGTAAGAATCCTGAGCTCGAAATGGATCAGCAGGATTATATGCGAGCAAAAGCAAACTTTATAAGAAATAAACAAAACGCTCTTAAAAAACAAGCTGTTTATTTATTATCTAGTAGAGACAATCTAAAAGAAAGAGAAAAAGAACTAAGAGAAAAACTAAATGAATTAGCTCCTAATAGTAATCTAGATGTTTTATATAAAGATGAAAATTATAGAGAAGTACTAGCAGCTGTAGAAAAAGGAGACGTAATTTATTTTGCACAAGAAGAAGGCAAGAAAAAACTAGATAGTTTTATTAAAGAGATCTTAGGTCAAATAAAAGAAGATAATTTTGAATCATATAACTTTAATAAATCTGAAATAGAAGGTATTGTTAAAGATATATTTCAAATTAAAACTAAGCAAGCTAAAGTTTCTGAAATCTATTCTACTCTCTTTACAAATAAAGGAGCCAATACCTGGTTTAAATTAAAAGAAGATTTTGAAAAACAATTTGCTGAAGAGCTTATAGATGGCATAAAAAAACGAGCAGAAGAAGCTGTCAATAAAAAACAAGATGGTTCTAGTGTAAAAACAAATCTTGATTCTTATAGAGAACTTTTTGGAAAAGATGTTCCTGCTCATTCTGAAAATGTTATAAGCCAATTAAATACTGTAAAATCAAAATTATCTGACCCAGAAACTGCTCCATATGAAGAAGTAGTTGAGGCATTAAAAGATGGAAAGAATGCTAATCTAGTAGAACATATTTTTGAAGTTATGGAAAGCCGAGACGAGCTTCCTAATGGATTAGATTACTCATTAGATAATATAGATAACTTTAAAGATAACGAGGATTTTAAAACTAGTTTTTTAAATGCATTCAATACTATTCTAAATAACTATGAAGATATAGTTTCAGAGATTTCTAAACGTAATACTAACTTTGCTAATTCAAAGAAAGAAAACGTAACTCCTGAACCTGTACAAAGTACATCAGAGTTTAAAGACGAGAAGAAAGAAGCTTTTACTATTGATGACATGTTCGAAGAAGCTGTCGAACAATCTACTAGTGGTAACATTCCTACTATTAACGAAAAGCAATTAAGATTTGACGAAGACGGCAAATTAATAAAAACGCCAATAAATCCACAAACAGGTAAACCTTATCCTTGGGAAGATAGTCAAGGTAGACCAACTACTCAAACAGAAATAGATGGGTACGACATGAAGAAAGTTAATAGCCCTGATTGGTTAAATAATGAAGATTTAGAAAAATACGAAGAGACAGCTGAATTTAAATTTGCTACTGAGTTAGATGAGAACGGAAATTCTTACGGAGATAAAAGTGTATATGATGCTGATAACATCGGTATTAATGTATATCATGGAGATACTTTTATAGGAAGACTTCAAACAACTTCTAGAAACCCTAGTGTAAAAGGTTTAAGAGAGGCTTTATATAATTCTACAAAAGAAACTGACGGAGGATTTATATCATCAACAACTAAAGACTCTATAGAATCTTATGAAGGATATCAAGCTACTGTTGCTTTTAAAACAGAAACTAAAGAAACTACTACATCAAAGTACGTAGAACAGAAAGATCTGCCTCCTATTATTGTTGAGTATAAAGGAGTTAAATATTCTACTAATGTAGATTTAGTTTTTGGGGAAGGTGAAGTAATTAATCTAGAAACAGGTAAAGTAGTAGGAAATTATTCTTCTCCTTTAGGACGAGCTGTTGTAGATGAGGCTATAAAACAAGGATTATATTTCAAACAAGAACAAACTACTACAGTAGATATAGCATCTGATTTAGGATTACTTGATACACTTAAAAAAGGTGATAATATTATACATCCAAAATTTGGAAAAGGAACAATAGTTAATATTATTGTAGATCCAAACGGTGTTAGATTTGATCAAGTAGAAATTTTATTTCCTGATGAAGGAGGAATAGTAAGAATTTCAAAAACAGGTACATTAGAAGATAGTAAACTAATAAAAACTACTTCGCCAGAAACAGAAGTAGAACAGACTGCTAGAGAAAAAGTAATAGAAGAAAATTTCGATGATATAATTGAACAGCTTAGTAATAGATTCGGTGAAGGGTACGTTGATATCTTAGACGGCAATAACTATATAGGAGAAAAACAATGTTAGTAAAAATCCGTAACTTTGATAAATTTTAATTCATGGCTTGTAAGTATTGGTACGACGGTAATTGGCGAAGTGAGGAAGAGTTTAAATCTATTCTTAATAATGGTTTATTAGATCAGCTATTAAGAGGTGAAGCGATTTCTCTAAAAGAGTTTCAGTTAGATGAAACTAAAATAATCAACAAACCTAAAGAAACTGTACAGCAAGCTCCTGTAAGAGTTAGAATTAAAAGAAAGATTCAAAGAAATCTTAATGTTGGTACAGATCCACAAAACAATGGAGAGCCTTTAAAAAATAATCCTGCTGTTTTATTAAAAAAAGCAGCTGATGCTAGAGGCGATAAAAATAATGAACTACTATTAGTTATTAAAACTATTGATCGTGTTAACATTGGACAAGATGGACAAGGAGATACAGTCATGAGTACTATTCATACAGGGAGAGCGGGGTCAGAAAAAGCAAAAGCATTAAGAGAAAAACTAGAAAACTCTAAAGTAAATCTCAGTGAAAGTTTAGAACCTGGATATGTTTACATGTTAGTTCCTTCTGCATATGGTTTATATCCTGTTAAGTTATTTACCCATAAGATAGCAGATACAAATGATTTTGACACTGTAAAAACTAAACTAAAAGAATTACAAGAAGCTACTAATATTGATGATATCAAAAAAATTAGAGAAGTTCTTGAAGATATTACTTATAGATTTAATATTGAATACAAAAGAGGCAATACTAAAAAAGATTCTTATTTCGAATTTAAGTGGACAGAAGTAGAAGGAGAAGTAATTGTCCCTCAAGAAATAAAAATTCCAGGAGATCAAATAGATGCAGCTATTGATTTTTTAGGAAAAAGAATTAGAAAAATAGATTTTGCTAGAATCAACGAAGGAAACTATAATCAACAAGTTGCAGAAAGCGGAGCTATTACTACTGACTTATTTCATGAAGACGGTAACTTCTTTCATTCAAGTTCTTTCTTTTTAGAAACTTATCAATTAAGTGAGTCTGAGAAAAAAGCTTATGAGCAGCAAGTATTAGACTTTGATAAAAGTGATGAGAAAAATTTCAATGAGGAATTTGGTCCTACATCTAACGAAGCTTATGAGCCTAATCCTAATCAAACTAGTACTAAGAAAGACGAAGCAGAATACTTTGATGATCAAATACCTCCCGATGATTTTGAATTTGAGTTTGATGAAGAGTTAGCACTTCTTTCAGCACAAGCTACAGAAGAAGGAAAGAAACAACAAAAAGGAGAACCAGTAAAAAAAGAAGAGCCAGGTGAAAGAGCTCCGACAAGAGAAGAGATTATAGACTCTGACCAAGAATTATCTGCACAAGATCTTGATGATATAATAAAAGCTGCAGAAGAACAAGGCATCTCTGCAGGTGTAGCAGCAATGGAAGAAACTAGAAGTAATGAAAGTACTCTTCTTGATTCAGAATCAGAGACTGGTGACGATATAGATACTGATGTATCTTCTAGCGATGATATAATAGGAGATCCTTTTGGAGATAGTAATCTTAAAACAAAAATGGGCCCTAAGATGGACCCTGAACTTGCTAAAGAAGATGCTAAGAAAGCTAGAGAACAAGGATTAGAAACTCTTAAAAGAATATTAGGAGAGTCTTTTAAAAGACAGTCAGGAAAGAAAGGCACTGTTAGAGTCATTAAAGATTTTGATTCTTTACGCCACTACCTTCCTAAAGAATCTTTTGAGATGCTGCAACAAGCATTAAAAAACGGAGATGAGTTATATGGATTATTTACTACTGCTGCAGTATTAATATCAGAGTTAGCTCCAGCAGGAACAGAAGCTCACGAAGCATTTCATGTTATTTTTAATTTAGTTCTGCCTATAGAACAAAGAGTTAAAATCTTAAATGAGATCTTTTATAAGTATCAAGAAGAGATTCCTTTAACAAGAAAAGAAGTTACTCTAGAAGACGGTACTAAAGAAGTTCAATATGTTAGACCTACTTTTATTGAGTTAGAAGAATTCTTAGCAGATAAGTTTATGGCTTATGAACAAAGCCAAGAAGTTGATAAGCTTAAGCCTGTAAGCAAGCAACCTGTCCCTGAAGATAAAAGAACGGGGCAACAAAAAACTAAAGATATATTAGCAGGTAAAGAAAATTTTAAAGAGACTAATGCTTTTTTTAAAGGTCTTTCTAGAATGTTACGAGTTTTCTTTAAAAAGAATAAAGTTCTAAACATAGATAACTTATTTGAGAATATAAACTTAGGAGTGTATGCGGATTCTATAAAATTTAAAAACACTGTATTAAAAAGATCTATTAGACAATCTATCGGACAATCTGTAAGAACTACTGCTCCTAACAGAAAGTATATAAATCCAGTTGAGAAAAAATGGGCGTTAAGATATTTTAACAGTAAGATTAAAAAAGCCATTGAAGGATTCCGCCAACAATTAGACCCAGAAAATAAATTATCTGTACCTGAAATAATAAATTTAGTAGGTAAGAAGTCTAAGAACTCAGGTCCTCATATTATATTTAGTAATGCTATTACTGATGTTGTTCGAGATATAGCAGTCGCAAAACAACTTCTTGCACAAGCAGAGGCAGCTGGAGATACTAAAAAAGTTGCTAAGTTTAAAAACTTAATTCATCACTTTAGTAAGTTCTATAAAATCATAACTAATAATCAAAAGATTGTTAGGAAGAATCCAAAAGGTAGAATAGAATTTATGAAGTCTTCTGATTTATTAGAACAGTTTAATAGATTCTTAAAAAGTAATGAAGGTATTGAAATTAGTTATGGAGGATTTGAAGCAGAGAGTAGATCTCCTCAAGAAGGCACTAACGGTCAAGTTACAGAACAAGATTATATAAATGCTATTGAAGAAGGAGAAGATACTCCAGATAGAGTAGCACAGATAAATAGTATTGAAAGAAATCCTAAGCAGGGAATGAAGCAACAGCTTATTAGTTTCTTTGCTAATATTCCTAAATATAATTCTGATGGTTCAAAAGCAATTTCTCCTTTTGGTATTCAAGATGTAGAAGATTCTAATGTAGTATTTGCTGCTTTAGTATCTAAAGTAGCTAATAGTTATACTTTAGAAAACTTTGACGCAAAACTAGCTACTCTAAATAAACCTTGGAAACAAGATGTTATAGATTTATTTGCTCAGAATCCAAGACTAAGAACATTGTTCTTTGCCAATTTTGCTAGTAAAAACTTTGCAGAGTTTGAAAGTGTCTATGAAGTAAATGGAGAATTTAGAGTATTTAGTTCTAACTCTAAAACTATCAAAGATATTATTTCAGAAGATCTTATAGCTAACTTCTTATCTAGTACTAACTCATTATATAAAGTAGGTAAACAAGATGCTCTTTGGACAGATAATATAGACGCAGCTAAAGCCAAAGCTTTCTTAGATGGTTTACTAAAATTAGATTTTTTATATAGACAAAATGATGTTAGTGCTGATGAAAAAGTAGCTGAAAAAAGTGTAGACTTTTTTGAAAACGGAAAATTCTTTAAACTACTTTCTGATCACTTAGCTACTGTAAATCTTTTCTTAACTCCTGAACAATTAGATAAAATCTATAATAGTGGAGGAGCAAAATTCTTATATAAAAGAGGAAAGATTGGAAATCTATTACGTGTTCTCCAAGAGGTAGGTAAAAAACTAGTTGGAACAGATAGAACAGCGATGGAAAGTCGAACTGTTGTTGGCGAAGACGGAAAGAAAAGAACAGTTAAGACTCCTAAATATAAAAGAGACGCAAAAGCAAGAGTTAATCCATTTACTAAACTAACTCCTGAAACAGATATTCAGTACGGAAAAAGTAAAGCTTCAGGAAAAAGTTTAGTACAACAATTAGCAGAAGCTATAGAGCCTGCACTAGACACCGAATTAGTTTCTAGTTTTAGAGGTATAGGAGGTAAAACTAAGTATAACATTATTCTTTCAGGACAGATTAATAAAATGTTAGAAGAAGTTAAAGATGAAGATAGTCTTCAGAAGCTTATAGATAATGTAGCAGGAAATGATTTATTAGTAAGTAACTTGCCTTTCTTACAAGATTTAAAAAATGACGACGGTTTAAGAAATAATCTTAAATCTATTATATTAGACGGACTTACTAGAAAAGGACAAAACAAAGCTGTTACTTATGGTAAGATGTCTGATATAGAATTAGAAGCAACTTCTTTTGGTTTATATTATAGAAGAGGTAAAAGAGAATACCAACAAGGTAATGTGGGTATTAAATTAGGTATACCTTCAAACTCTCCTACTGCCCATTATTTAAAAGTAAAGAGACTTAGTAAAGATGAAATTATAGATAAACTTACAGATACTGCTATCGCAGAAATGGAAAGAATGAAGTTTATCAAAGGCTTGGAAGAACAGTATAAAAAAGAAAAGAAAGAAAATAAAGATGCTGTTCCTCATCCATTATTATTAAATAAGAACTATGTAAAAAGAGGAAAGAACTTTCAATTACTTACTTTTTTAAATAAAGTTCCTGCTAAAAATCTTAAAACTAAACAAGGTATTAAAAAAGAAATTCAAAAATTCTTTGAGTTTAATTTAGAAAAAGATACTTTCTTTAGACAACAATATCTTAAATATAAAGAATCAGGAATTGTTGAAGGAAAAACAGCAGAAGGATTAATGACATTTAATCCTAATATTTTAGACAAAAGTCTAGAAACTACTCAAGCACAAAACGAAGTATTTATAGATTACCTTATGAATACTTTTTATTATAATGCTCAAACAAATGTTTTATTTGCAGGAGATCCTAGTTTTTATAAAGGTACTACAGATTATCAAAAACGTTTTAAGCAAATCTTTAGTCCTGGTACATACACTACTTTAACAGGAAGTTATAGCGCTATTATTTTAGAAGACTCGATGGTTCCTACCTCTAAAGAAAATCTAAAACATATCAATGATATTATTGATAAGTCTAATATGACTCCTGTAGAAAAAGAAGCATTGAAAATAATGTGGAAAGAAAAGGCTAATGCTAAAAAAGTAGGAGATCAAAATAATGAATCAGATGGTGGTACTTTTGTATCTTTAGATTTCCGTAAAAAAATATTAAAAGGTTTAGGAGAGTGGGGAGAAGCCCATGATAAAGCCTATGATAGAATTAAAAAAGGAAAAGAAACTATAGAAGATTTAAGAATTATAGATCCTCCTGCATCTCCATTAAAACCATTTACATTTACACAAATGTATGTTGATGGTGTAAGAGTTCCTATGCAGATTAAGAACTCTGAAACAGTACTTACTAAATCTTTTGCTCTTAAAAAAGATAAGCAAGGTAATCTAGTTTATCCTAAACTTGCTGCAATATATGAAGATATGGAAAGAGGCGCATATGAAGTAGCTCTTTTTGAATCAGCTGTTAAAGTAGGAGGAATAACAAATGGAAAAGATAGTAGGTTTACTCACTATGAAAAGCAAGCTGACGGAAGCTACATACCTTCTGTAGGATATGATAGTGTTAAAGTATTTAATTTAGATATATCTGATTACAGAAAACAGCAAGAAACTCCTGCTCACCATATTGATGAAAGAAGTAATTTTGGATCACAGCTAAGAACTCTTATTACTGGTGATATAGCAATGGACCAGGATTATGATTTATTTATAGGCGATACTAGAACTTCATTAAAAGGATATGAAGTAGTTTCATTATATCAAGATATTATTTTCGACGACTTAAAAGAATCTTTCGAGTCATTAGAAAAAGATATGGTAAATCCTGACGGTACTCTTAATTATGTAAAGCTGATTCCTTTATTAAGAGAACATGCTGTTGAAAGAAATATGGGAGACCAATATCTTCAAGCTATTTCTCCAGTAGAAGTCACTGTTAATGATGCATCATTAGGATCAAAAAAAACAATTACTACAGCTTTGCCTTTATTCCATCCTAGAATTTTATATCAAACAGAAACTCTTTTGCATTCTATCTTTAAAAACAATGTAGTTAAACAAAAAATTAAAGGGGGAGGGGTAATTAACACGCCTTCTTACGGTGTAAGTACTCTTCAAAGAGAAGAAGATGCAGATCTTGTAGGAGAAAGATACCATCCTAAATTAAAAATTGAAGATGGTAAAATTATTTGGGAAGTATTAATGCCTCATACATCAAAGAAATTTTTTCCTACTAAAGACGGAGAAGTTGACTTTGAATACATAAACATGTATGCTTCTGAGCTATTAGAAATTATAGCTAACAGGATTCCGACGGAAGATAAATACTCTATGTTTAATATTAGAATTATAGGATTTACTCCTCCGTCTATGGCTAATACTATTATAATGCCTCCTGAAGTAACTACTATTGCAGGTCTTGACTTCGATATTGATAAATTGTATTTCTTATCTAAACATTTTAGAGTTATAGATAATATTCCCAAAATAACTCAATACTACAGTACTATAGATAACCAAGAACAAGCAAATGATCTTGCTGAAAATATTTATAGAAATAAAATATTAATTAAAAAATTTGCAGAGGATACTATAAAAAATGAAAAAGAAAGAGAAGAGTTTTTAAAAAGAGTAGAAACTTCAATACAAGAAGTAGCTCTAGCCACAAAAGATAAAAATCGTAGCCTTTCAGATATTAAAAGAGAAATTAGAGAAAGTGAAAGAGAATTAAAAAAGTCTAAACAATTAAATACTGAAGATGCTAAAGCTCTAAAAAAAGAACTTCAAGAAACAATCGATTCTTTTTATAATATTTTAAATGGACAAGAATGGGACGAAGAGCTTGTTGAAAAAAGTATAGCGCTTCAAGAAGCAGAAGAAGGTAAAAATGTAATTATTGATGTAATAGCTAGTGCACTTCTTGATGCTAAAAATCTTGGCATAAATATATCAAGTTACAATACTAGAGCAGCTAGAGATAATATGAAAATAAATATTATGAAGTCTATTCTAGAAAATAGAAATACTGCTGCTGCAATTATTAATCCAGGTAACTTTGATTCTTTAAAATATGCAGGTGCTAGAATTAGATTATTAAAAGCAGGCAAAACTAAAGAAGCTAATTTAAAAGGAAAAGAATTATTAGCAGCTGCAGATAAACTAGATGATGATGCCGACTTTAACATTGCTTATCCTTCTACTCAATTAGAGTTATTCCGACGTAACATGGACGGTAACGATCTTATTGGTATTATGGCGAATCATAATACTCACCATGCTAAAGCTCAGTATACAAATCTTAAATTAGTAGACCAATTAGAATTTAATAAACAAACTTATCAAGCATTAAATCAAATTAGAAGTAGAACTGGTAAAAGAATTTCAAGAATACTTGCGACTAAATTAGCAGCTGTTGTGGATAATGCGAAAGAACCTATTTCAGCATTCTTAAACTTCAACATGTTTACTGCTAATGTAGTAGCACTTGCAGATAGACTTGGTGTCGACGAAGCCTTTATGTTTGCTTTACTAAATCAGCCTGCAATATTAGAACTAACAAATAGAGTTCAAAATGAACAAGGGTCTATGAGTAAACAAAATCTTGTTTCTCAAATAAAGAAAGAGATTATAGCTAATCTTCAAGAACAGATTCCTAGTGGAACTACTGTGAAACCAGTAAATATAAAAGACTTAACTACTGAGATGTTAGAAAAAACTCTAAGTGGTAAGAAAGGTGTTAAAAATGCTTTTATCCAAAAAGCAGCACTTGCTTTATTTGAAGAATTAGATACTATAGCAGAAGAATTATCTAGAGGAATACGAGCTTCTAAAACAGATTCTGTTACTGCTTACGGATCTACTGGTGCAGCTGACTATGTATTCTTAAACAATCAAACAAGAATATTAGTAGACAATCAAAGAGGAGCTAATAAAATATCAGGTTTAGAAGAAATTTTCTTATATAAAAATCCTAAACAAAAACAAAGCCCCGCATTTACAACATACGGTTTATATAAGCCTATTGGTATTTACGAAAAGGTGTTTCCAACTATTGGTAATATAAATGAAAATAATCCTACAGAAACTAAGTTCTCTCCTTTAGGATTAATTAAAGAAAAGTTTACTGAGTTTAAAGGTACAGGAGTTTTAAGAGAAGAAGAAGCGCAATTAATTAATAGTAACTATTTAAATTACATTGCTAGTGAATTTAAGTTTTTCCACCACGATCAGATAGACGATATATTAAAGAAATTCCCTGGAGAATTTTTAACGTTTAAAAGAAACTTACCTGAGAATTCTCCATTTAAACCATTAATGGACCAACTTCATATAGTACGTCCAGATTTAACTTCTCCTATTAGCAGAATTCAATTCTATCAAACAGGAAAGTTTGCTGAAGATATAGAAGCATTATCAGATTCTTGGGAAAGAATGTTATTAGACCCTGATCCTGAAATTAGAGAGATAGCAAAAAAATTAATAAAGTATTCGTTCTTTGCTAACGGATTTAATTTCGGTCCTTATACATTTGCTAATGTTATTCCCGTCATGTTCTTTACTAATGAGTATCAGTCTACTCAACCAGACTTAATGATACAAGATGGAGGAGGACAGCTTACTATGAACGAACTTCTTCAGAAAAGATTAATGGTAGAGAATTATGATTCTGAGTATAATGGAAGATTTATAGAACAATTTATTCGTAACTATTCTAATCGTCATAATTTTATTCCTACTGCTAAAATAGATAGAACATTATCAGAAGAAGATGCTGGGAATTACCTGACTCCTACAGGAAGAATTACATCAACTTTCTACGAAGCAGATGCTAATATAATAAAAGACTTAAAAGGCAATTTAGTTGTCATAGGTAATTATGCTACAACTAATCTTAGAGACAGATTCGACGAACCTGTACCGTATATAAAAGCATATGATACTAAAATAAATAATCATTATGCAACTTCTATCTATAAATTAACAGATACAATTATAGAATACAATAGTAATAACCAAGAAATTGTTGTTTATAAATATAATAGAGTACCTAATTTAGGGATTAGTAATGTCGCTTTAGAATTTAATGCATTAGGAGCAATAGAAAACTCTGTATCTCCTGCACCAGACACTATAAAAGACGGCAAAACAGAAGCTCAAAGATTAGCAGACCAAGCAGTCGATAATGAAATCACACAAAATATTAAATCAGCAGAGGGAGAAGTACCGAGTACAATTAAACCTAAAGTAGATTTAACAAAGAAAACAGCTCCAGTAGATCTTTCTACCGATACAGAAATGTATAGACTTCAGTATAAAGATGCTGAGTTTATAGCAGAGATTAAGAATGGGAAATTCCAAATATTCAATGCTAAGAATATGGAGCAAAAGTTTGTAGATAAGACTCCTGAAAATGACCCAGTGGTTAAAGAACTTTACGAAATGTTTAAGCTAAAGGTTTCAGGTATCTCAGAGACGCTTGTAGACAATTATCATGATAGTGTTTCTTGGGAACAATTAGCTGTGAATTTTGATAGAAGCTTTTTTGATCCAGAAAAAATTAAAGGCAGTCAAGATGTACTCAGAGCTTTTTGGCCTTATCTAGAAAAAGACTCTAATATATCACAGCTAGTTACTAAACTAGGAAGAGTTAATTTTGAAGTTAAATTTTTAAATAATGAAGAGTGGGCAGAGCAAACAAGAGGTAGAGGTACTTACATGTTCTACTATAATGACACAATATATTTAAATGAAGAAACAATACGACAAGTAGATAGTGGAGCATTTTATTTATATGCTTTCCTCCATGAAGTAACCCATGCTTTTACTATTGATTTAGTTGTTAAAGGAAAACAAACTACTGTAAAAGATGGTAAAAGAGTTACTCAAGATATTATAGACAAAGAGTTAAGACAAAAGAATACTGAGCTAACAAATTTATTTAAGGAAGCAAAAAATTTAGATAAAAAGAGTGAATCTCCGAAGCAAGATCTTTACGGTTTTACAGATGAATTTGAATTTGTAGCAGAAATTTTTACTAATCCTGACTTTGCAAATCATGTTAAAAGCTTAAGAGCTCCACAAGAATCAAAAAGTATTTGGCAAAAATTTATAGATTGGTTAACTTCGATATTTTATGAAGTACCTAAAAAAGGTAGAGGAGAAGAAATTTACGAAGAATCTATGGAACTTATAAACGCAATAGTAGAAAATGTAACTAAGGATTACAGAGAAACGATACAGCGTGAAAGAGAACAGATAAGTGAAGGAGATAAATGGTTAAGAGATAACCAAAATTATATAGTAGAAGAGATATATCAAAATGGTCCAAGTATAACTAATTATCTTTATGGAATAAAAACTGCTAACGGTACATCTACTAGAGATATAATGACTCAACAAGAATGGGACACTCTTTCTCCTGAAGAAAAATATAATGTTATAAAATGTAACTAATGAGTAAATGTATAAATAAATCTCATCCTGAATTTAAACAGCTGTTACTAGATACAGAAGTAAATCCTCTTATAGTAGCTGCTAAAGTTGGTATATGGATGGAACAAAATAATACAGAAGATTTTCCTACTATAGAACAAATAGGTCTAACTTCTATACAAAATACTCAAGAAAAACAAGTATTATATCAAGGAGGTCCTTCTAGAGCTAGAGCTGTTATAAAAGAAGCTCGTGATATATTCTTTAATGAAGTATATCAAAAAGATTTATCAGAAAATGATGTCAGAAGAATTAATACTAAGCTTAGACAAATTTCTGATAGAATAGGGGATCAGCCTTGGAGACTTAAAGAAAAGTTTGATGGCACTTATTATATAGCAGGTTATAAAAATGCTAATGTAGCCCAGAAAGAAGATACTTACTACTCACCATATGCTAACGGTATGTTTAGACAAATGAGTGTTAAGAATACTGAAAAAGCAAATGCTAAATTAGATAGAATATTAGGAGCTTGGGCAAGAAAACATGGAGTAGCTATAGAGTCTTTAAAATCTGTGATGGAAAAATTCCCTAATAGATTTGAAGAAAATGCTTTAGGAGTTGCTGACTTTATGAATTCTCTTATCGCTATTGCTGATGGAGCTAAGATAGATACTCTTGCAGAAGAAGTCGCTCACTTTGCTATTGAGATGCAGTTGATGAGCCAAGGGGAGGCTAATTATATTTTAGGTCCTACTACTATAAAACAAGCTTTAGAACAAGTCACAGAGACTGAGACTTACGCACAAGTAAAAGAAGAGTATAAAGATATCTATGAGAATGAAGAAGACTTTAGAAAAGAAGCTTTAGGTAAGATATTAGCAGCTGAAATAGTTAATCAGTTTAAACAGACTGATCAATTTATTGAAGAAGATGTATCAGGATTCTGGCAAAGTCTTAAGAAAGTATGGCAAGATTTTACTGCCTGGTTAGATTGGGCTCTAGGAATAGATAGTGCAGGTAGAAATGATATAGAAAATGTTGTTATTCCTTTGGCTAGAGATATATTAAATCAAGAGCAAGTAGGAAAATATGAAAAGTTTGAGTCCTATAAACAGCTGAAGAAACACGAAGGCAAAAGACCTTTTACAAAAGATGATATTAAATATCAAAAAGAAAAAAGAAGCGATGAAAGGAAACTGACTGAAAAAGAAAAGTTTCTTAAAAAAGTAGAGCAGCAGCTTTTAAAGAAGAAACAAAGACTTAAAGAAGCTCAAAGAGATACTAGAAGTCAGAAAAGTAAAAAAGCAATTGCTGCAGTTACAGCTGAGATAGAAGGTCTACAAAGAGACCTTGAAAATGCTAGGTATAATACTGGTATTACTAAATGGATTTACTCTTCTAAAGAAGAAGTATATGAAATATTTAAAGTATTAGATTCTGCAGAAAGAGGAGACGTTACTTTAGGTGGACGAACATTATATAATTATGAGCTATTCTTAGATAGTTATAATTCTCTTATCAATACTTTGATAGAAGATGTAAGAGTATCTACTGTTACTAGAGAAGAAGGAGCAGATATAGAGGAAGCAGTAGCTAGTTTAAGAGATTTAATAACTAAATCTAGAACCAGATTAAAACCTTTAAGATTAGAAAAAAATAAAGAAAAGTTTAGAGAAATAAATAGAACACCTGATGGTGAAGTTATAGATAAAGATTTTGATGAAGAGAGTGCTTTTGAAGCTATGCAAACAAAATTCTTTGATTGGTTTAAATATTATACAGGTAACTTTAAAAATGCTAAGTCAGCTGTTATTAGATCAGTACATAAATTTATTTATGATGCTTATAATAATGTTAAAAGATTTGCCGTAAGTACTGCTAGAGATGTATTAGCTTCCCAGACTTTATTCTTAAGTAAATATAAACAAGAAGATCTCATAGAGATGGACGGCAATAAGCCTACCCATTATATGGTAGCAGATTATAACTATTCTAAATTTTATAAAGAAAGAGAAAAGTTTAGAAAAAAAGTAGCTGAGAAATTAGGTTACGTAGACCCAGAAACTGGAGAAGGAGATCCTAGTTTAATAAATAAAAATTTCTTTACAGCAGAACAAGCTGCCGCATATGCTAAGATGTGGGAAGGTTGGTATATTAAAAATGCTGTTAGTATTAAAGTAGATGCTAAAAAAGATATAATAAATGAAGAAGGCAATTTAACTACTCAAGTATTAATGAAACTTAGAAATTCAAATAGAGATCCTATTTGGGTAAATGAAAGTGATATAGCTGAGAAAAAAAAACAAGGATATTATATCAGACAAGAGTATAAACAAGTTCCTAACGATAGTTATAAGAATAAGAATTTTGCAAAATTAATGAAAGATGAGAAATTCAGACTTCATTATGAAACTTTGATGAGAGTAAAAAGAGAAGCTCTTGCAAAATTACCTGCAGGATTTCAAACGGATCAGTTGCTTTACATGCGTCCTTCTATGATGAAGAGTACTTTAGATAGATTATTTAGAGCAGACGGAAATATTCTTACTAGAATAAAAGAAGTTGCTAGAGAAGGAGTAATGATTGAACAAGATGATACTCAATTCGGTGAGTTAAGAGAACTTGATAAAGAAACAGTTCCAATTTACTTTACAAGAGAATTAGATGACCCTTCTAAATTAACTACTGATTTCGGAAGAGCTTTTGTAATGTTTGCAGAGATGGCAGAGAATTTTTATCAGATGACAAAAATTTCTCCTGATGTAAACAACATACTATTTTCTTTAAAAGATAAAGAATACTATAGTGTTAGAAGAGGAAACATAAAAGAAAAGGTAGCATCTGAAGCAAGTATGGAATACGCTACTGTTAAAGAAATGATTGACAGTTTAGTTTATGGTCAACAAAGGCAGACTGCTGAGTATACTATACCAGGCACAAATAAAACTGTAAGTATTACAAAACTAACATCAGGTATAGCTTCATATATTAGAAACAATAACCTTGCATTTAATGTGCCTACATCTTTAGCAGGTTACATTAAAGGATCTATCGATTCTATTATAGAAGGTTCTACTGGTTTATATATTACTGCTGAAAGTAAAAATTGGTCAAGAATAGAATTCTTAAAAGAAATAGGAACTGTTATAGGAGAAATAGGGTCTAATAAACAAAGTAGCAAGATGCATCTTCTTAACCAGGATATGGGAGTTGTTAGTTTAGATTCTATGTTATATGAGACAGATAAATCTAGGTTAACAAAAAAATTAGCTAGCGGAGATTTAATGTATGTTACATATGCTACAGGAGATTACGGATTAAAATCTAGAATCTCTTTAGGAGTATATGATAACTACAGATTATACGATGGCAATTTTATTACTAAAGAACAATTCTTAAGAAAAACAGCTACTAAAAAAGGAATAGAATACGGAAAATCTAGAAAAGCCGACAAAGCCCATGAGAAATCTGTACAAAAAGAATGGGAAGCTCTTAGAGAAAAAAGTCTATACAATGCTTATGAAGTTGTTAACAATCAATTGAGGATAAAAAAAGGCATGAAACAGTACATTAATGATGGACTATTAAATGCAGTAAAGGGTAAGATAGAATATGTTAGTAATAATATAGACGGTTTACTAGGAGCTACTGATAAAGGTAAGCTAGCAAGAACTTCTGCAGGAGACTTCCTTTTAATGCACCGTGGTTGGTTCGTTAACTTAATCGATGCTAAGATGCAGACTCAAAAAACAAGTTGGATAACAGGTGAAGAAGAAATAGGACACTATAGAGCATTTTTTGGACAATATCTTCCTAGTGTTTTTAAAGCTATGAAAGGAGGAGATCTTATGGCAGCACATTCTGTGTATGACGGAATGACTAAAGCACAAAGAAGAGGAGTTAAAAAATCTGTAATAGATATGTTTGCTGCAATACTAGTCTCGTTCTTAGCAGGATTAGCACAGAAGTTTGCAGACGAAGATGATGAAGATCAATTTGTTATACAATTTACTTCATTAATCATGAACAGGGTATTAATGGAACAGTCAGCTCCTTGGAGTCCTGCAACTCTTACAGACCTTATAGATGAGCCTGTGGTAGGTACAAAAATGCTTAAAGGTTGGACAGACCTTACAGATTTATTTGATGGTACAGCAATTGAAAGTGGACCTTACGAAGGGCAATCTAGAAGATCTAAATGGGCTCAAAAGAAAATACCTTTTGGATGGAAAAATATATATGAATTTCAATATCCTGGAGAGAAAAACAAATTCTACAAGCAATTAGTAGGTGATGGATTCTTTGCTAACGTTCTTTCTAATGACCCTGAAAAGCAATACTCTCTTATAAAATGGTTAAAGCAAACTTTAGGACCGTCTCCTGTTAGAAATTGGGATGCTTATACAGAAGGAGAAAGAGAGGAGATTCTATTACAAGGTATAGAAGAGCTAGAAAATGAACAAGACATGTATAATGGGTGGAACTAGGCAAATTTTTTACTTAAAACAAAGTTTCGTATATTAGGGACGCGATAAATACAAAACACAATGAAACTTATTAAACATGCTGATAATATCCATGAGTTAAAACTCGATGGTACTAGGGCAAAAATTGCTATGTTATCAGACATCCATTGGGATAATCCTAAATGTGATTGGAAACTTTTAAAAAATGATTTAGACTTTTGCTTAGACAACTCAATCCCTATTATGGTTAATGGGGATTTCTTTTGTTTAATGCAAGGTAGAGGAGATAACAGAAGAAACAAATCTGATATACGCCCTGAACACAATAATGCTAAATACTTAGATTCAATAGTAGAGACAGCTGTAGAATGGTGGAGTCCTTATGCACATCTTCTTACAGTAATAGGCTATGGAAATCATGAAACTGCCATTATCAAATGGCAAGAAACAGACATATTAGCTAGATTTGTTAAGATGCTTAATCTTAAGAATAACACCAATGTAATGACAGGAGGATATGGTGGATGGTTTATTATAAATCAAGCTCTTAGAAAAAAAGAAAATGGTAGAGACTCTACAAGAGCTATTAAGATAAAGTATTTCCACGGATCAGGTGGAGGAGGTGTTGTAACTAAAGGAGCACTTAACCTTACTAGAGCTTTAGAAATGTATGAAGACTTTGATGTATTTACTATGGGTCATATACATGAGAATGCAGCTAGGAATGATGTAAGAGATGTTTGTGTCCAAGGATCTAGTGTATATAGACATTGTCAAAAACAACTTCACATGATGCTCACAGGCACGTACAAAGAGGAATATGGAGCAGGTAGCAAGGGGTGGCATGTAGAAAGAGGAGCTCCAGTTAAACCTACAGGAGGTAGAATTCTTACTATAGATTATAAAAGAATTAGAGCAGAGAATATAGATAGACACGACAGACAAGTAGATTCATGTAAATTTCCATTATGAGGTTGTTATTAATTATATTATTATCTACATTTACAGCTTATGGCCAAATATCAGAACCGTTTGATAGCTTTGATCAGCCTGGTGAGTGGACTAGCCCTGGCGGTAATACTGGTTCGCATAGTGGCTCTTTGTGTTATAATATTAGTGGGACTTATGTCACAGATACTTGGTACATTTTTGAATCGCCTATATACGATCTTACTTCGTATGGACAAGTGGATATACTCTGGTATCAGGAGTGTTCTATCCGTAACGGGGATGAGTTTAGACTCTACCTTTTCGATGGTGCTTGGTCTTTCTATGACATTACTAATCTTAACGGCCTTTATCAGCTTACCATTCCTAATACTGTTACTCGTATAACATTTGATTTACTTACGTACGGTAACGGAGGTCTTAAGAATAAATACGCACATGTAGATTTCTTTGACATATTAAACGTAACTCCATTGCCTGTAGAACTTTTAGATTTTAAAGCAGAGTTATTAGACGACGGAACAAAGTTAACTTGGTCCACAGCATCTGAAAACAATTCTGATTATTTTTCGTTATATAGAGCAATGGATACTTCAAATTGGAATAAGATAGCTCATATACCAGCTGCAGGTTTTTCTACAAGCTTGCAAGAATATGAATATATAGATAATAGTATCTTATATAATACTACTTACTATCAACTTAAAGAAACCGATATAGACGGCACTACACAATCTTGGTATCCTGTGTATGTTTATCGCAAACCAGAATCTTTTAATTACTACAACTTATCGGGACAAGAAGTCAAAGAATCTCAGAAAGGCTTCGTGATCTACCGAGGAAAGATTCACTACAAACACAAATAAAAAAGGGGACATATTAGTCCCCTTCTTTTATGATCCACAATATAAGCAATCATCATCTTCATCTAACTCAGGTTTAAATGCTATCTGAGGATTAACAATTAATTTTAATGCATAGATTTGTTGTTGGATTTCTGCATCATCTAAAAGATTACCAGTAAGAGTACTTTTTAATCTTTGAATTTCAGCATTAACGTCTTTAGCAGCAATCTGTTTATTTTTGCTGTTATAAAACTGTTCTAGATTAAAATCTTTTTCATGGTTTTCTCCTTTAATTACGAGATCAATGTTTGTGTCTTCAACGTTCCTGTTTTCTGTCATGAGTTTTTTAATTTTAAAAGATGTACCTAATTTTATTCCAAGGAATTATACTGTCGTGGATAGCAGTAAATTGTTCTATGAATTTCTTCTTTAAAGATAACTCATATCTTAGATTTTCGCCACCATATTGCGATATTTTATTTTGCTGAATTTCGGGAATCCATAAATCTTTTTCTGCTTCAGCGTGATTCTTAAGATTAGCCAAATGTTTCTTTTTATTATGAGTAAGAAAGATAACTTCTGCGAGTACTTCGTCCTTGTAATCGATATACTCATTTACCATCTCAAACAATTCTTTATAATCTTTACGCCAACCTTTGTATACAATCACGGGACTAAAATTAAGATGTACCTCATAACCTGCATCTATAAATGCGTCAACAGCTTTAATCCTGTCAAGTATCTTAGATGTATTAGGCTCATGTTTATCGCTCATATGTTGAGGCATAAGACTATATCTAATTCTAATCTTCTTATTAGGATCATAACTAATAAAGTCAGGATTAACATATTTAGTAGCGAATGAACCCATAGCCAAAGGATGGTTCTTAAAGAATTCAAATATCTTTTGCCAATCATAGAACTTAGCATGCAGAGCGAAGTCTTCGTTACAGCTGATGTCATAAGTAGTCAACACAGGATGTGTTTGATTAGGTTTATCGACAGGTGTAAAATATGCATGATTATTTACAACAGTTAATATATCTTCTATATTTTCTGCAATGTCTAAACCTTTTGGTTTATGACGCTTCATGTAGCAATAGCTGCAATCATACAAGCAGCCATAGCCGAAGCTAGGTGAAATAAAATCTGTTGATCTACCAGAAGGTCTAATCAACATAGATTTTCTATTAATTTTCTTTATAAGTTTTGTCATAGGATTAAAAATAAAAAGGGCCCTATTTCTAGAGCCCCATCAGATTAATATAATCTAAACTGCATAACCACTATGGGAGACTAAAAGAAGTCTCCCGTCGGGGTTAGTTTGTTTTTTTGTGTATAATTAGAAATTACTTCATTTGTTAAGATTTCTTTAGCGCAGTTAATAATAGGCCATACTTCTTGATCATATAAATATGCAGGAGAAGTAGGGTTACTTAAGCGCTCTTCCCAACTTTCTTTTAAAACAATTGCTTTGTTTAATATTAACGGTAATGTATAAGACTTACCAGAAAAATAGTGATTAGCTAGAATTAGCTTCTTACTATTGGCTGTTATCTCTGAATACTTACCGTTAATTAATAAATCAAAATCACGTTGATAATCAGTAGGTATACTAAAGATAAACACAGTGCATTCTTTAATATCATACTCGTCTATAAAGTTTGGAAAAGCTTGAATAGTACTATGAAATTTTTCAAAATCTGTATCTCTATAACCTCTTACTAATACGTGTATATAATTTTCTTCTTTGTATTTACTAATTGTAGTATTAGCTAGAAAAGCATTTAAGAATCGAGACTTATGTTTAAGTCGACCCCAGCTATCTGTAATATGACAATCAAACAAAGACTTTGGTACGTTTAGAAGAGGGAACAAAAAAGTTGCAGTTTTTGTATACTTCATAATTACTCTACGCTTATTACATTTTTACCTTGTTTATAATATTCCATTGGGTAATCCCAAGCATCATTTTCTGTAGCATATTTATACCTTTCGATTGCTTTATTAAAACCTTCATACTCTTTGTTGCCTTTGATGCCAACTTCGAGTACAGTTTTAGTAATTTCAAATACCATAGGATTATTATTTAAATGTGTTTCTACAACAATATATAGAAATCTATTTATAGAATAACCGTTTTGGTAATATTTTTGCAATCTTTCAGATTTGTCTAAATGCAAACCTAAGTCATAAACAGCTGCTTGAAAATCATACCTAAAATGCCAGAAACTATTTTCAAAATTAAGAACAGATTTACCTGTAGTCTTAAAGTCAATTGGAGTTATTGTTTGATTTTTATGATCAACAATAATTCTATCTATTTCACCTTTGAATTCTAGACCGCTATACTTAAATTGTACAACATGTTTATCTATGATTTCAATATGATCGTCGCTAGATTTCTTTTGACAATAAGGTCCAGTAAATTTGTCTGATCGAAGTGCCATAACACAATTAACTGCTTTAGCATAGTCAGTCTCAGTAACAATAGTTTTACCATCTGTCTCTTTAAGAATTTCAAAATATTTAGAACCTTGAGCTATGATTTTATTAACTCTAGTCTCTTCTTTCCAATTACTTTGATAATTCTCATATTGACAATGTTGTAATATATCATCATAGTATTCTTCTAGATCTAAAATTTCTAGCCCAGTAGCTACTCTATCTTGATACACACCTTGCACTATTCTACTAATTGTGTCAGTAACTCCTGTTGTATCAGGAATCACAGCATACTTGTTATCAAAATCTTGTTTAGTCTCTGTAAGCAATGAGTCTACTAAAGAACCAAAGACAAAATGCTGCTCAGTAGATTCATCTTTTGCTAGCTGTCTTTCTTTAGCTTTAATATATTCTTGTGGACTAATCAAAATCTTTTTTAGAGTGCTTTGATTAAGAGCACTTATTGTTTGGTAATCGATCATCTTCTTTTAATTGATTTAATTTTATAAACTAATTTTCTGTTCTTCAAATTTCTAACAGGCACAAACTCATATTGAGTACGTCTTAAGAATTCTACAGTGTCATCAGGTAATATACCTTTCTTTATTAACACATCATCTAGACATTTAATCCATATGAGAGCTAGGTTGCCTATATCCCAATTAGGTTTGTAATCATCGGCTGCTGGTTTCCAACTCGTCTTTCTTTTTCCTGTTTCTTTATCTTTTATCATTTTCATAACTCCATAATTTATAGGCGCATATACTGTTAGTTTTGTTTCTACGGGGGTGTCAATACTTAGATTGTCTGGTATATGTTTTTCAATATATCCGTGCATGGCAGCTACAAGAGCTGCCCTAGTTGTATAGTGCACAGATGCATGAATCTTATTATAACCAATCTTGACCCAGTTTTTCTTACTAACAGGTATATGAGTTATGAATTCAGGAAATTCTAATTTAATCTCACTTACCATAGCGTTTTGTTTTTATTCAATCCAACGAAATTCGTCAGGTATTTCGGTTTCTACTTCATCTTTTATTTCTACTTCTTTAACTGTATATCTAGGAGTAATTTCTCTCACATAATCTATATTTAATGCTTCAGCTATCTCAGGACTTAGAGTAATATTCTGAACTTTAAAATGATCATTATGATATACAAATTGGTCTTTATATTTATTAAGAATATAATCCAACATATCTACAGTTAAAACTTTTCTATCAAGTAGCATACTAATTATTGAATTGTGGTCTAAATAGAAATTACTAGGAGTCATATTAAAATAACCTAAGAAAGATTTAAAATTAACATGTCTTTTAGTAGGATTTTTATCTATTTGATGGGTCCAATCATTTAGTAACAACAAAAGATACATCATAGATTCTTTATAATTACAATTAGCCATAATCTCCATAGCTAGTACATGATTATCAGTATCATCACTATTAAACATATTATGAACTTGCTTATATACATTTTCATCCATAGTAATAGTTTCTTCACCGTTAATATGAGGGAGCAATTCTGTATAATTATATACTTTATCGAGATTATTTAAAATATATTCATATAACTCTACGTAATCTTCTTTAATAAAATAATAACTATAACTTCGATATGTATGTACATTTTTAGATACAGGAACACCTCCATATAATCCACTAGGTCTATTACTAATCATTCTAGATATATAAGAATTAACGATTATATTGTCTTCATCTTTATATGGCTCTAAAAGTTTTAATAATTCATCTCGTTCTTTTATGTCTATATAATTATGAACTTCAGCTTGAGTTACAAAAGTCACAACTTGTTCTTTAGTAACATGATATTTCCACTCATAATCTCTTAATTTACCGAGACTTGGATCTACAAATATATGAGTAGCATCTTTAAACTTATTAGTAGTTTTAGAAGCATTATCTAGTAAAAGATTTTTTAATTTTACTCTAGGAACATTAGCACCTGCACCAATATAAAGAACATCTCCAATATTTGGAGTATAACTATTTTTTGATATAGAATCTGTAACATTACTTAATACTTCTTTGTCATAAATATACACATAGCTATGTCTGCTACTATAGTAGAGATAATCTACTTCTCCTGATCTATGATCCATATTTGAATCAAAACAATCTGATAAATCTAATATTTTTTTTGTCATTTTTTTTTATTTAGTACTCATTTGTAAAACATTTTGATCTAGCATCATCTTAGAAAACTTAGCTTTATGACCGCCTAATAATTCTTTTACTATATAATATTTTAAATCTTCAGTAAAAGTGTTGAATTTAGTCGTAAGCTTAATTAATCTATTAATCATTGATTCAGGAACATGTCCTTCAGAAGCAGTACGCAAACAATAATTAATTAATCTAGTAGCCAAGACACTTGCTATGTCAGCACGATATGTATCATTAACTCCGACACAATCATCAAGAGCTTCTAATAACTCTTTCTCATCTTTTTGAATTAATTCTTGAGGAGTAAGAATCTTATCTAGCTGATTATTAATAAACATAACAAATAAACTTGCTGCTTCTGGACCAATAGAACCTTCGCCTACCATTTGTATAAGGGGTAATTCTTTACTAAAGTCTTTAATAGAACTAATAGAATTAAAGAATGTAGTAATAGACCTAGGATTAATTTCTTGAGTTATTATTTCAGGATGCATTAATAAGAAATTAATACAACGACCATCTATTCTCATATTCTCTGCCCACCGTGCCCATACATTAGCATCAAACTTAGTCTCAACAGATATGAAACGAGTTTTCTGCGCATTATCTAGACTAGTAACATTATAATCACCATTGTCAGGATTAGTAGTTAAGATAACATGCCAGTTTCTAGGAAGTCGCCAGCTAACATATTCTTGTTTATCTATCAATTCCATACAAGCTTGCATAAATCTATGATCAGCACGAGTATAGTCATCTAGAACTAAGAAACCGCCTTCACCACGACCCTGAATCCATTCAGGTGCAGCATGAGACATTCTTTTATCTACAACTTTATAGCCTTTCTTGTTAGCAGTATCAATTTCTTGCTCAGTAATCCATAAAGACTTACCCTCGTTATTTTTAACTTGGAATTCTTTAACAGGAAAACCTACTAAATCGCCTAACTCTTCTAGCTGTGCTAAGTTTAGCTTTACTACTTGCATGTCAAGCTCACTGCCTAACTGCATAATAGCAGAAGTTTTACCAAGGCCAGCTTCACCTTCAATATTTACAGCAACAGGAACTTTACCGTCTTCCTGTATATGTTGGTTATTGCTTACCATATGTTTGATGAATCCTTTTAATTCATCTACGTTTAATTGTAATTGATTCATTAGTATTTAATTTTATAATTCTAATTTTATCTTAAGACCAGGTAGGTCTTCATTAATTTCTGATTCTTCCGAGTGAACCCATAAAACTCTAGCTCTAGGATTTACGTGTGTATGTGCCTCACCATCTGTAAAATATATAAGACTAGTATAACTAGTATTCTCATTAAAATATTTTATTACAGGTGTAAAGTCAGTACCACCGCGTCCGTGTATCTTTAGTTCATAGGTACCAGTATATTCACTAACATCTCGTATATAAGTATCACATTGTACAAGAGTTATATCTACACCAGTTTTATATATATGGTGCATTTCATTCATAAACTCTTTTACTTCATGATCACGTACAGATCCAGATGTGTCTATGGCTAATAAAAGTTTTTGTTTCATTTTAACTTTCATACCAGGCATATCAGGAAACTTAACGTTTTCTTTTCTACGAATTTTCTTAGTAAATATTTTAGTGCTAATGCCAGTAAATCGTCGGAGATAATTCTTCCAATTAAATTTAGGAGGAATTATTTCCTGAATCTTAATCAAACCTTTCATCTCACCAGGAACATGTCCTTGTTTCTTTTCAGTTTGTTTTTTACATTGTTCCAACACACGTTGGAGTTGCATATCTATCAATTGTTTTTCTGCTTCAGGCAAGTTTTCAAATTCTTCCCAATCATGTTTAGGAATTTTAACTTCTTTTTTTGAACCTAATCCTCCTTCTCCGTCATCACTATCTGCTGGTCCAATTAATACAACTTCTTGACTTTGATCTAGACCATCTAAAAGTTTATCCATATTACTATCTCCACTACTACCTTGTTCTTTTTTCTTCTTTTGAGCTTTTTCTAACTCTTCATAATAATATTGAGTACCAGCTTTTCTTCTTAGATTAAGATCACCATAATCATTGATATTTATACCTCCTTCAGGCAATCGATTTTCATCTATATATTGATTGATTTCCATATCCATTGCTATGTTAGCAAGTTTTTTATCAGAGAACTTAGTAAAAGTCAATAGATGGCCAAAAGCAATATGTAATAATTCATGTTTAAGTAAACCTGTTTTATGGTCCTCACTTAGAGTATCCCAAAAAGGTTCGCTTATCATCAATTGATAGTTGATTCCATTCTTACAAACACCAGCTGTGCCTACTCGCACATCCCATATTTTATTTAATGATAATAGATAGAAACCGTAGAACGGTTCTTCTAACATTAGCTTCTTGCTAATTTTACTTAGAGATTCATGTTTTGTCATAATTTTTCTAATTTTTTATTAAAATGTTCTACACTAAATTCTTTAGTAGTATTTTTTACTAAGTCACTGAAATCTTTAGATCCACCTAAAGGCAATACAATGAAACTAGGCACATCATATCTTTTAGAAAACTCTTTAGCGAGTTTCATACCTGCGTCGTCGTTGTCAAAGAGACATACAACTTTTTTAAATCTAGATTTATATTCGTCCATTACAGAATCTTTCATCATAACAGATTCTGATTGTAAGCCTATAGCAGGAACACCTACTACATCATGGAGGCTCATGACATCTTTTAAAGACTTAGTAATTACTAACAGCTCACCTGATTTAGGCAATTGCCTATAACCTTGGTGTACAGAATAATTAGCATTGTTAATCCATTTTTTAAGTTTATTCTCAAATGGTTGATATATCTTATAAGTAACTTTACCGTCTTTGTGCTCGACATATGCATAAGCATGATTAGCAGTTTTAACAGCATTGTCATTATAAAATACATGGCTAATAGGAAACACATTAAACTTTTCTAACGTAGCTTTTTTAATACCAAATGATTGCCAATATTTTTTATCTATTGTTAACCAAGGTCTTTTCTTTATTCCTAATTCTACAGATTCTTTACGTGTTATCCTTGTATATTCTACATTCTGTTTTACAGCATTGACATTAAAGTTAGATAACCCCATATCATATGCTACTTTTTCTAGCGCTTCATAATAATTTAAACTAAATAATTTTCTAACTAACATGATAAAATCACCACAATCACTTGTAGCAAAATCTTTAAACATTAGTATATCTCTATTTGCTTGATGAAAAAATAACGCAAAAGAAGGAATATTGTCTTCACGAAGAGGTGAATGATAAACACCAAGTCTATCTATTTTTTCTCCCATATAAAAACTATATATCTGTTCTTGCGTAACATGTTTTAAGATATCATCTCTTGTAATAAGATCATTAAATATTATTGAATTTAAATCTATGTTTTCCATAATAAAAAAGAGAGGGCTTTTACACCCTCTCTGTTTTTATAGTTTAGATAGTCTACCAGTCGTCGCCTTCTAGAAGCTCATCTGCTTTAGCAGTTGCAACTTCTACTTCATCTTTCACTATTCTATCCATAGCGTCGATGCTGACGGCTAGTTTTAAACGTGTTTGATTTACATCAACACTCATAGATTCTACAAATGGAACCCAGCTACGAGGCTGAATATATTGTTTAGGAGCATTTACAGTACCATAAGTAGCGAAAACTCTAAACTTACCAGCATTAGCTAGTCCGTCTTTAATATACTTCATAGCTTGGTCAAGCAATTCTTTAGGGTTATTAGCCTTAAAGCCAATCTGATGGTCAGCACCATATACAGCGTGTATAATGTGCTTCATAGATTTACCTTGCTTTTTTACTTGTTCATCCACAGTACTATACTGTGTGTCTTTAGTAACATACCAATATGAAGTAGAACACTCGCCACCATTATCATCTGTAAAAGTGATTTTATAATCAGGAGCGTTTTCCTTATCATCTGGTTTCTTTTTGTAAACAGACATTTTAACATCGTTTACTAAACCTGCTACACCACCGTTAAATATTACGGCATTTCCTCCAGTTGCGGCATCAAAACCGCTGTCATTTAAATCGTACATAAATTGTTTTTAAAAATTATTACCATTGATTATTACTTACATCTTCAGAAGGAGTTAATTCTAATCCTTCTTCTACAGTTGGATAATTTACATTACCTGTAGAATCATCTAAAATTTCTTCAGTAGAAGAATTGTTTTCTTGATAATTTTCTATAGAAGCTTCTTCTTTTATTAATACTAAAGTATTAAGGCCAGGAATATCAGAAACAATTTTAAATTCATTTTCTACATTATTAGATAATTTTAATATTTTAGAAATAAATTCAAAAGTTTTCTTATCACTAAGAGTACAAGTTTTAGTTAATTTAAAACCTGCATCTCCGTCTGCTTTACGAACAGCTACAATAGTTCTATCAGCATTAAAGCCAAAAGAAATTCTATCTTCTCCTTGAATATTTAGTAATTCTTGTGCAGCTTTATTAAAGCTAAACTTTCTACCTGCACCAGGCTTTGACAATGCTGCCATAGTCATTACAGGATAATCATACTTTTCTACTTTTCGCTGTCTTTGTGAGGGCACAGCATCCCATACGAAATTTTCCATTTCTGTTGTTTATAAATTAAAAATTAAATTGAATAATACTCTCTTATTGCATTGTTAACGACAGTGAGATCGTTGTCGATCTCATCGTTTTCAAACATTTCGAGAGGTGTTTTACAAGTGTCGGAACCTGATGATACAGTTCTAAATATATGCCTGTTAGGCTTGCCAGGAGATTTAATAATCTCTGTGTACAGAACTATAGTGCTAAAAGACTCAGGAACAAATCTTTCTAACATTTTACCTTGAACTCCAATACGTTCAGATGCAAAACCTGATTCATCATAATGTGTTTCAGGATGCGCCATAAGATATACTATGATATCATCACGCATAGAGTCATTAATAAAATTGATTAGGTCATATTGGTTAGCAGCCATTTTTGACCATTTATCGAAACCTTTCTCGGATCTAAATTTTTGACTCATAACTGTATCAGTCATAATACGAGACCAAGTGTCGATAACTACCGTCTTAACATTTTTTAGTTCGTTTACTTTTTTCAAAGTAGCTAATACTATACTAATGTCAGACGTTTTGCGATAATTACGCTTTTCCTCATTATAATTTTTGCTAAACTGTTTAAAAGGTAACGCCTTTTGATCGGTGTTAATTATTACAGTTTCTTCGGGATTTAGCTTACGTAATGAGGTAGATTTACCCATACCTGATTTACCAACCAGGAACACTAATTGTGCCATAAAGTTATTGTTTTTTGATTAATTACTACTATGTAAATATAGTCATTTTTCCCTGTATTTACAAGGGATAGAGAGTTAAAATTGCTTAATTTATTTCATACGTTTTTCTGTTTTTAAAGGGTTAATATTAGATTAAATTTTATCATACACAGTTACTAATAACTGCTCTTGAAAATGTAGAATTTGCTCTACTGTTTTCCATTCAGCATCTCCTATATTTTTCTTACAAAAAGCAAGCTCTATATAGTGACCATTGCTTAAGCCTTCCATAGATAATTTTTTAAGACAAGACTTTAAAGCAGAATACTCAAATTCATTATTTTTTAAAGATGTATAAAAGTTTAATACACTAGCCGACTGTGCTATATTAGCAACAGAATAATCTCCTAGTTTATATAAAGCTGGTAGAGGAAATGCTTTATGCACTTCTTCTATAATTTCAAACTTTTCATACAACTTTTTAGATAACTCAGGCCTTTCTTCTTCAGCTGGTTCTTTTGAACAATTAATATTGTTAACTAATAGAAGTATTTTACCTTCTTCGAAAGCTTTACTAATGCTTCCTTTTTCTTTTTTTACAATTGGCATAATTGATTAATTTAATTTAGAATAATAATCGTGAACTTTCTTAAGTTCTTCAGGCTTACCATAAACTTCATTAGCTTTTGGTAATTGATAATAAGCACCTATCTCGCCTACAAATAGGAAGCTTGCTAGTAGATTTACATCACCGTCACGGTTCTTACAAATCTTAGCTAGTCTATAACGATTTTTGTATTTTGTTATGTCAAATCCGAGACACTTATCTACACCATAATAAAACGGACTTGCTAAACCTATTACAGTATTAGCATCCTCTGAGACATTACCAGTGTTTTTGATGTCACTTAACATAGGCATCCAATTATCTCTTTCTCTACGGTCCATAGCTTCTGATGAACGATTAATCTGTGATATAACCACAGGACTAAAGTTGAACATATTTCTAAAGAACACTAGAGTTCTAGATGCTTTGTCGATAGCTTCTTTTAGAGAGCTATAATTATTGTAGTTTATTAAACCTATATGATCTATTACTACAAGAGTAATTAAACCAGGATTATTAGGTTCATAGCCTACAATAAGCTTATTGTTATCTCTAATAACTTTACCACGTTTTTCTGCATAATCCATAAGATCTTTATACAAAAACTCTGGACTAAGTGTACTACGATAGTGCAAATACTTATCTTGTATTTGTCTCATTCTATCTTCGTATTGTGGTATTAGCTCTGCTACTTCAGGACGTAGTGTTTCTCCACCTAAACTTAGTATTTCATTTAAATTAGTCAATACTCCGTGTTCACGCCACATAAGATTAGCAATATGTTTTGCTATCTGATGAGGCGGAGGTATCTCTAGAGAATAATATATAATCTCTATGTCATGGATGTACCCAGGGTTTGATTGCAAAAAATCTATAGCGCCATAAACATAAGTTGAATTTACAAATGACGTTTTACCGACACTTGTACCTGCGAAAACTAAATCGTATCTACCTGGCTGTATATTTTTTATATGATTACTTAAGGTTGTAAACCCTTGAAAAGGTATACCTGTATTTAATCCTCTCTTACCACGTTCTATTGATTCTTTTAGTTTATCCCAATACTTAATTTTTGCTGTCATATAATATTTAAATTTGATCCGAATTCCAATCTTGTTCTTCCACTCCTTCAGGTTGTATAAAGACTTCCCATTGTTCCCACATAGAATTGTTAAGAACAGTTTCCATGTTAGGCAAGTATTGAAGTTTATTAGCTCTTTTTTGTTGAGCTATAAAAGCTTCAGTTGCTTTAATTGCTAATTCATGTTGAGCAATTCTTTTGACTCTAGCAAGATATTTCTTTTCATGTTTCTTAGCAACTTGAGCAATGGAACCAGAGGCACGTAACACTCTGGTTCCTACTCTTACAGGATAACATTGATAAAATTCCCAAAAGTTAATTTGATCTCCACGTATTCCAAACAATTTTTCAATCTTGTCTGTAGAAATAATCGTATCCATAAATAAACCCCCTTGGGATAATATATATGGGGTATCTTTTAAGGATTCTCTTATATCAATTGCTTGATCTTTACCGAAAATTTTCTCAATATTAGTATAGTCTTTATTATACAGAAGTTGTAGTAGAACTAGCTGATTCGGAGTCAGGGATGACCGCTGGAGCAACTCCAGATTCATCGATATTTCCATAATTTAACTGATTTAAAAAGTCTTCTAAGTTACAAATAATTACCTTATTTTTATCTATATCACCTAACCTTTTTTTCATCCAAACTTCTTCTTGAGTCCCAGGAGAATAAAGGTTTACAATGATTGCTTCTTTATCAGGTTGCATACGGACAACTCTACCTAATTGCTGTATAAAAGTACGTTTAGTAGAATTAGAACCAGCTATAATTGCTAGCGAACAATCAGGAACGTTGAAACCCTCGTTTAGTGCTTGTACACTGCTGATATATCGCACCTTGGTGCGTTTGTCTTTGAACCTTGCTACTATGTCTTTCTGTTGTTTCTTGGTTATTTTGCTGTGAAAGCTCATACATATATCACCAAGCTTTTCTTGCAACAATTCTGCAAATTCCACAGTGCCACTAAATATAAGGCCGTTACGTTTACCTACAGCTTGGATAATATCATGAGTAGCTTGCGCTTTATTGCTATTATTTAAACATATAGTCTTACGCTTTCTCATAGATGCATAATATTGAGCCGCTTTACCTTTCTGTTCACTAGTACCGCTTTTAAGATGCTGTTGTGCTTTTCTAAATGCATCTCCACCAAATCCTAAAACTGCAGCAAAATGCTTAAAAGTATTATTAGCTTTATCATATGATTCTTGCTCATCTTTAGGCAAAGGCACAGCTACATTGTACACAGTATACGGTGCTATCCATCCTGCTTCTAAGCAATCATCTACAGTAACTTCATCAATTACTTCTAGATAATCTAGAATAATATCATGAAGTCCGTCTTCACGTTCTAAAGTTGCTGTTAGACCTAATACATACTCACAATCTGCTACTTCAAATATTCTTTTGAAACTATCAGCAGCATATCTATGACATTCGTCTAAAACTAACATGTCATAGTTACGAGGTTGCTTTATAGCAGTATTAATTACTAACACATCGGCAAACTTTACTTTATTTTTAGCTAGTTCTGCTTCCCATTGTGCTTTTAATGTAATAGTAGGCACAACAACTAGACAGGATTCTATACCTGCTCTATCTACCATACCTTTAATAGCCATAATAGCAGTATAGGTTTTACCGAAGCCTGTAGCAGCTTGGAATATACCTCTAAAGTTATTCGCTCGCCATTTTTTTAGTACTTCTATTTGTCTTTCTGTTCTTGTCATTTAATTGTTTTTAATTTTTAATAATATCCCAATGTCTTAACTTTATGCCCCGCCAACTATATTTCAGATATTTGAGGTACTAGGATCGATTATTTTTACGGATATTTTCACCAACATTTTCTAGCTTTCGCCAACCTAATCCAGAACTATGTACATTAGTGACATTGGGTATTATTAATGTTGCCAATATTTTGTTATTTCAGGTTCAGCTTTTAGTTTTACTGTTTTACAGAAAACATCACCTGCTTTTTCCATACATACTTGAAGTACTTTACTTATCTCATTCTTGATATCCTCACTGCATTCTACAACCCACTCGTCATGAACTACATTAGGCATTTTAACTTTAAATACTAAATCATTTTCTTCTAGATACCTAAAGAAATATATACCTGCTAGTTTAGTGATATCTGCAGATGAACCTTGAATAGGATAATTAAGTGACATTCTTTCTATATCACCTTTCTTAATAAAATATTGACGTACTTTTGGTTTATAATATTCTTTAAATTTCTCAGTGTTTCTTGCTTTATGGTCTCTATAATCCGACCAGAACTCTGGATCTTCTTCTATCTCAGCAGTTAATCTTTGAAAGTCTTCAAAGAATGGTATATAGCACTTACGACCACTTACCTCATTAAATTGTATATAACCTGATTTTAATGCTTTAGTCTTTTCTTGCTTAAAATAATTAGCAAGACCAGGAAAAGCTTTAAAATATGCTTTATATACTTCTTCGCCTCTAGTCATAGAGATGTTAAGATTTTGAGATATAGTTATACCTGTACCACCATAGTTAATTGCAAAGCCTGCACCTTTTGCTATCTGTCTTTTCTCTTTATGATCACTTTTAATATCATTAAGAGCTAAATCAGCTAGCTCAGGAAATATCTTAGATGCTACAAATGAATGCATATCACCTAAGCCTTGAGCATAGAAATTTAATAAGTCCGTATCTTTAGATTTATTAGCTAATACTATTTGCTCTTGACCACTATAGTCACTAACTATTAATGTATTACCTTTCTCTGATTGAAAACAACTTCTTGTTCTTGTATCAGAAGGTATATTTTGCATATTAGGCATTTGAGGAAGATTGTATTTTTTATTAGCTTTTTGACCAGAAGATAAACGACCCGTATTCATTATTTGTGTAAAATTAGAATGTATTCTTCCTGTTATAGGATTTATATAATTAAACCAATTTTCACCATATGTACTTACAACTTTATGTTTTTCAGTGTATTCTAAATAAGTACTAATAATAGGATGTTTATCTTTTTGCTTAACAAGAACTTTCTTATCTACAGAATCTTTCATCAAGCCTGACTTTTTATCTTTAATCTTAGTATCTACACCAAGAGATTGCATAAAAGGTATAACTTGTTGAGACGAAGACCAGTTTATATTACACTTAACACCGTCTTGAAATAAATCAAGCTGTGAGTCTATAAAGCCACTATATGTCTCAGGATTCTCTAGTATAAATAGATTAAGCTTTCTTGTTATTTCCATAAGATCGCTATAATCTTGATTACACTTGTTTTGCCAATCTTCAGGATTCATATAAAAGCCACAGAATTCTATATAAGCTAGTACTTTCACAAACTCATTGTCTAAACTTGCTGTTCTTTTTAGCCCTTTCTCTTCTAGGGCTACTATTTGCTTTCGTCTTATCTCGTGGAGATATTTTACGTCGTCAGCTGCATATTTTATTACTCTAGAGCTCAGTCCTTCTTTGTGTATATAACCTCGTACAGTTTTATCAAGCTCTATTTTACAGTATTTATAAGTCACTGCATCAAGAGATTTTCTTACTGTATCTATACCAGTAAATAATATTCTTTCTACAAGAAAACTATCATATACTTTCTTCGGAACTATTCCATGATAATACAAAAATCTTAAGTCAAACTTAGCATTATGCATTATTAGTTCTTTCTTCTCAAGAATATCCTTATATTCTTTAGGGTCAATAGTAGTACAATCGATTACATATTGTTTGTCATTATCGCCTAGCTGCATAGATAACAGCTCACAGGTATAAGGATCCATACCCATAGTCTCGGTGTCAAAACCGATTATGTCTAATGTTTCTAAATATTCTAGTGACTCCTCTATAGAAGACATAGAATAACCAGCAGAGTTAAACATACTCTGCTGATTGCTTACTAAATATATCATAAATTATAAGGTTAACTTAAATCAGACAATAAATTGTCTATTCATTATATAAAATATAGCCTACTGCAAAGCATAGAGGCCCGAATATTGCCATCATTGGGATAGCATTTACTTCTCTTGTTCTCCATCTTTTATGGTAGTATCTATTACGCTTACTTATCCAGTAAATATAGCCATATATTCCTATATATAGCCACGATATTATTAATAATGTTATCATAATTTTAAGGTTTATTGTTCAATTGGTAAATCCATTGCTACAGCTTGTATATGAGATTTGGGCAAGTTATACTTAGTCATAAGCTCAAGCATCTTTCCATTGCTCATTTTGGTTAATAAACTGGATTCATCAATAACATATTCTTCTACTTCATTTGTTTTCGGGTCTATATCCATTAATTGAAAGAAATACCCTTCTGCATGATCAAAGCCATATGCTATAACTTGATCGCTTTTTTCTATTACGTGTCTACTCATTTTTTTAAAAGTATTAATTGTCTAACTTGTTTACCAAACTCTGTATCATTAGGATATTTTTCATGTAATTCCATTACTGATTCTCCTAAATGACAGAGAGTAAACTTATTTTCCATTATAGTTTCTTTTATACGATCATAATCATGTTGATTACTATCTACACTTTTTACCTGTCTGTGTTTATTTAAATCTTCACTCATAAGCCTAACTTAAAAATTATTTCTACTAAACGTAAAATCATTAATCCATAAAAAACCCATGCAAATATTCCATAAAGTTTAATTCTTCTCCAATTCCAGTGGAGTTCATGTTTAATTCTTCTTTTCATAATTTATTCTTTTATTTCTGTTTTATTTAAGGGTATTGCTACTAATCTACCACCATAACTACTATGATATACAATAATCTTATGGTCATCTATTATAAACGTACTTACTTTTGCTTCATGGTAATTTGATTCATCTATGTACCTTTCTACCTTGAGAGGTTTTGCATTTGACCAATCTTTTTCATGCTGCTCTAATCTTCCTTTCTCTCCACACCCTACTAATAAGAGTGCTACTAATAATAATTTATTCATTCTCTTTTATTTTATTTCTGATATTACTACACTTTTCATAGTCTTCTATATCTATAAAATACTCCAGTGTAACTAAAGGATCTTCATGGTTCTTTGGTAACAAGAACGGCCCATCTCTACCTAATTCATCATACGTTGTTTCTCCCATCAATAACTTATAGGAGTTTTCATACGCTTCACTCATCTTTGTTTTGGTTTAAATCATCAATCTTTTCTACAATATCATCTTTTAACTCATCAGTTAAAGTTTGTAGTGGTAGATTATAAATCCACTCTATTAATTCTTCTTTACTCATCTTCGTTTTGGTTTAAAATTTATCTAACTCATCTTTTGAAGATCTCAAATCTTCATATACATCAAACTTTTCAAAATATTGTTCTATAACAAAATCTCCCATACAAGAATATTCTTTACATTTTTCTTGAAAATCTTCCCAGTTATATATATTCCATTTACGCATTAATACAGCATCATCTAAAGTTAAATTTTTAGGTATTTCCCCATTATTTGCGTTACATATATCTATATGCAAATCTTTCATTTTTCCCATATCTTATCTTTTAATGCTTTTCTTATTAAATATCTGATTGTTATAGCTACATCAGTATGTTCTAATTCTTTACGAATTTCTACTAATTTATTTCTTTGATCATTAGTAAATCTTACTTTAACAAAATCTCCATTTCTTTTCTTCTTTTTTACTTTATAAGGAGGAAATTCAAAAGGATATTTTAATGCAAGACTTTCTATATTATACATATAATCAGGCTGACCTTTATATTTTGCAGGTAAATGCTTATTATATTGTACTTTAGCACGACTAATATTTACTTTACTAGCTATTTTTTCTTCTTTTAATCCGAATTTAAAATACATTAATGCTATTAAGTAAGATCTTTTATCTACTAATTCACGTAAACGTGAAGAAGTATTTATTTTTTGAAATTCTTTAATAATATCTTCTAATTTATAATTATCCGACTTCATCTTTATTTAGTTTTTCTAATCTTTGTTTAATTTCTTTTAATTCTATTAACATAGCTTCACTACAAGCTTTATAAGAACCTGCTAAACTACCTATAGAAGCAGCTATTGATGCTCCTTCTTTTGTTGCTTTTTCATATTCCTGTTCTATTTCAGGTAATCTTTTTTCGTAATAGCTCACTAAAGTATTTATGTGAGCTTGTATTACTATTTTTTCTACTTTTAAATCTGTTATTTTCATCTCATCATTGCTTTAAAACAGTTATTACTACATACTTCGTTCATCTTATCAACGGGAGCTCCACATTCGGAGCACTCCCATTGATAACTACTATCTACAGATAGTAATCTTAATTCTCCATTACACTCTATACATTCTGTAAGAGCTTTAGGATGTTCATCGAACACTTCTATTTCTTCACATTCTGAACACTTATATTCATATCTTGCCATATTATCTACCTCTTGCTACATCACTTAGCCATTCATAATCTGGTTCTTCATCAACTTGATTTATTTTATCATATAAATCAGCTTTATTTTTATCCATTTCAGCTTGGATTTCATCTATTATTTCTGCTATATCTGCTAAATCTGTGATAATATCATTAGCAATTTTTTGAGAGGTTTTATTATTCTTATTCATAAACATTAAGGTTAAATTTTTTACTTAAAACAAAAAAAGACAGAGCTCCTGAGAACTCTGTCTTTGTCCAATAAATAGTTTATAGGCTATTACCCGTTAAGTGCATCTGCAATTGCAGCACCCGCACTTGGTGCTTTACGAGTAGTTTCCGAATAAACTTTGTGTTGTGGTTCACCAGCAACTACACTTGACGTTACATAAATATACATTCCGTCAAACATAATGAAGTCACCATCTTTTCCAGCTCGTTTTGCACGAGTTTCAAAGTTAGCCACATCATATTCTGAACCTTCAGTAGACTCTGTAATTTGAATATTAAGAGCTACATCAGGGTGAGCTGCTAAACGAGGATCAACTTGACCTATTTCCAATGTATCACCCTCACTTAATCCTTCTAGGCTAATACCAAACTGCTTTTCGATATCAGACTTTTGACCAGTAACCCAAGCATATCTTGGTTTTTGTTGGTTAAATCTGTCATCTGATGCATTAAGTAAACCTAGTACATTTTTAGGAGCAACTCCTGTGTTAACAATTTGAGAAAAAGTTAATTGTACTTTTCCATTTCTTACGCCTCTGGCGCTTTCTAAAACAATCTTGTCCATTTTTGGATAGTTTTTAATAATTAATAAATATAGATTTTTGTGTGTTTTAGATCAGACTTATAAAGTCCATAAGAGTATAAGTTCACACATACTTATACAATTGCCTACTATTATTTTTTTGACGATGCTAATAGCAATAGCTTATTAAAATGTTATACTAAAGACTCAATTCAATGTATGGTCTTTCAAGTATATCGAAGCCAAATTAGGACTCGAACCTAAAATTTATACAACAAAACTTTATTTACCATTTTTTGTGTATATGTTTTACCGTTAAACTACTTGGCTTACCTACCTCAACTTTAAACTTAAAAATTTAGTTAGGGTATTCAACAGCACGCATTATTCCTTGGCATGCTAACTGGAAATATTTACTGGAACTATCAAAGGTTCCAACTTTTTCAAATTCGATTTCTTCAGGTATTAGACCTTCGTCTAATAGATTCATCATATAGTTTTCTTTTTCTAGGATATTATTTTCCATATCCGATTCTGTAAATAGATTTACTATTATTACGTGGGAGTCGTCTAATACTGCTGTTATTTTATATTGATATATCAACATAGTATCAAGTTTTTAAATAAGACCTAGGATTTTACTCCTAGGTCTTTCTGTACTATAAGTACTAAGATAATAAATTAAACGTTATCATCTTCCAATACTGTGACACTCTCCCCAGAGTCACCGTATGCATCACATGTTACATATCCTGTACCACACGATGTCAATAAACTTGCAACTATAAATATAATTGCAAACCAGCTAATAACAACAACTGCTGGATTTTTCATAACTAAATTTTTCATTTTTCGAAAATTTAAATTAAACAATAAGACGAGCAGTAATATTATCAGGCTCATCCGTTCTAATGTAAGCTACATCTCTATTAGTAGTTACAAATTCTTCTCCATTTCTATAGTACGTATACAAATAACTTCTCTCTTCAATCATAAATAAAATTTTAAAACTCTAAACACTTTTATATTATATTCACTAGGAACAATTACATCGTAATATAAATCTTCTTTAACAGGTCCTAATCCCATATTGTGAACACAATAATATCTATCAGTATCTTCAACCTTTTCGTCAATTAGTATACCAATATGCCAATCCTGCCAAATTATTACATCACCTGGCATCCAAGTGTCATATAGTCCTAATTCAGCTTCAGGAAAATGTAATTTAAAATATTTATGTAATATTTTTACACGTCTGTGATCAATATTAGCATCAGGTTTCAATCCATATCCTGGTTTAGGTTTAGGATAATAATATTTATGATTTTTAACTACAGATTTATGTACGTGTTCTTGTAAATCTATACCAACAGCTCTAAAAGCTCTAATAATTACATCAGTACATACACCAATATTCTCAGGAACATCTCCCCAAGGATAATCTATAATTCTATAGCTTCCATCATAAGTTACATTTTGTGTAGTCTGCCATTTAGCATTTGCACATACTTTACTGATTTTTGATTTTTCGTATTCTCCCCAATCAATGGAAGATTGGGAATAAGATATCAATCCTATTCCCATCATTACTATAAGCAATATATTTTTCATAATCATTCAGTATTAGCTACTATTCTACAGTCATCTACAACTTCATTATCTACTAATCTAAAACATTCATTATACTGGAAGTTTCCATTAGTTTGAATATAATATAATATTTCTTCTTCGTAGCAATGTTCATAGACAAATACTTCAGCTGTTTTATCTTTTATTACATAAAGATAATACAAATCGCGGTCATCATTTTTCTCATTCATAGGCGTGACTATACCTAGACCCAATAAATGGGTAAAGATTAATTTTAATAACATAATTTTGATTTAAATAAATAAAATAACAAGGTGCGCTAGATGTCTTAGTAGGTTTTATTCATGCGATGATGACACCATACCTTGTTTGTCTGCTTAATACCCCTGACTTTACAGAGCCTAACTCGGAAGTTAGATTTAAAATAGATTTAGTATTTTATTTAATACATACAGGTCATTCGCTAAGAGTATAACAAGGAGCAAATAAATGCTTCCCACTATATACTCTAACCTATGTTCTTTTCTAAACATATTTATACTTTTCATTTGGATCCATAGAAAGATAAGATATTCCTAATACTATAAACAATGTTGTAAATAATACTGATACCATTATCAAAGCATTTGCTCCATAAATATCGGTACTAGGTCTAGCAGCTTCATACAAAGCTGTTCCTGCCATAAGACCGCAAAATAAAGTAATCATAGCTATCAATTTAGCTATAAATGTCTTTTTCTTTGTTTTCTTTTTAGGAATAAATTCGTTTTCTTGTCTAGCAATAAGTTTTTTAGAACTAAGTTCTATACTAAAACATATAATGTGTAGTAAAAACGTTGTAGTTTTAATTGCTTTTCTTGTAGAATCTACTTTTTTATAAGAAGTTCTTCCAATTGCTAATCCTATAATAGGAAAAGTTGTTATGCTTAATGTAAACTTTCGATTTAAAATGTTCATAATATATGATTTTTAATTTATAATTACAGTTTAATAGTACACAAGAACTATCCAGGAATTCATGCTCATCTGGAGTCGATATCATTCTTAATTAAATAAGTATAGAGTGTGCTTCTTAATTTACAGATCTATTGATACAAGAAATTCAATTCTTAACATTCTTGTGTACTATACATTTACCATTCAGCAGTAAATGATTTAGTGGCAGTAATAGGATTCGAACCTATACATTCCAGACCCATCATAAGAGCTATCATTCCTATGTGGTACTGCCATTTTTATGCTTCTTCTTGCGATAGTACTTAGACTTATCACGATAGACTTGCTTTTTGCAAGCCTCTTGAATTTCTTGTTGTGTTACTACAATCTTTTTCATAATTATTAATTTATTTAATTCTACCAACTACTTCACGATAATGAAAAGTATACATATCACATCCACAACCACAACCATCAGATCCGCCCATTTTAATGACACGTTTATTATCATAATCAATTTTATACTCAAGATATTGCCACATATATCCGCTGAACCAATTATGATTACGAACACCTTTACTTTTGTTTTTATAATCAACGTAGTGTTCAGCTTTTTTTATTGTATTGAAAACAGTCATAATAATATGTATTAAGTTATAAAATAAAAAAGGCAATGATTAGGTTAGTCAGCTCCACCAATAGGATACTACATACTAAAGCCGAAGCTATATTTAGTATGCCTAACTTGTCGCTCATTGCCAAAAGCGAAACATAAGATAGCATTGTCTCCTGATTTTAGACCCTATTCTTATGATACTACAGGTAATTATAAAATTGAGCCATAACAATATAAATCGCTATGGCTCATCAATGCTTTAAGCATTAGGGTTGGCGATGTTGTCTAACTCCGTTAGAACTCCATCAATAATGACTAACTGATACATAATGTTATAAGTAATTATGTTATTATTAAACTAAAAGATTATTTCTTCATCATAATAGATCCATTCTAGATGTTCACAGCGCTATCACCTGCGTGAAGATCCTTACTATTATGATGAAGACAGAAAGAGAAAAGAGTGTCAGATAACTAACACTCGTGTGGTACGCATCATTTGATACGCACCACCTTGCCCACGACACGACCATCGTACTCCTGTGGGATGATGTCCAACTCGTCGCTCCAATCCTCCTTGGACTTGCCGTACTGCTCAGCTTTCGCTTGAGTAACACCGTCCAAGACGAACTCGAATCCCGTTAGACATTGAGAAGCCACGACTTCATCTCCCGTGACTTTAGAGAACATCAACATTCGCGTGCCCTTAGAGGATTCAACAAAACGTTGGAATTTAATCTTTGCTTTTTTAGCTTTTGCCATAATTGAAAATTGAACGTAGGGAATGGTTTGCCCCCGCTCACTTTCAACCCAGGTCGTTGACTGTGCTAGTTACCACTCTTACAAAATTTTATAGCTCATATAAAAATACGGGGGGTATATTCACCAATTAGAAAAAGACTACCAAATAAGAATAAGTGTAAAAAATAAAATATCAGGCTATAGACTAGACTACTACTGACACACAGAGGATTTAGGGTGGTACTAAAAATAGTACCTAAAACGCCCTATAGGTACTAAAAATAGTACTTTTGTACTAGTTATTGTAATATATTTATAATATCTTTGTATTATGGGAAACAGAATAATTAAGAAGCGCAGTACTAAGAAACAACAGTTTGATGTGGGTAAGTATGTAAACGCAGAGACTGGTGAATTATTATCATCAGAACTTGGTAAAGATAAGATGTCAGTTAATATAACAGAAGAAGGAGAGATGGTAGTCATTACTTCTGACGATTATATTGTACTAGATGCTAAAACAGTTAAGTATTTATCTAATGAGTTATCACGTACAGAGATTAATTCTATGCTTATGATGGCTACAGATCTTAAAACGCCTCTAAATATAGTGTGGAATGGCTCACAGCCTCATAGCAATAAGTCACTACAGAAGTTTTTAAACTATAGTTCTAAGGCTATGTTTCTAAAGTTACTTAGTAAGCTTATGAAAGTAGGAGTAATCTATCAGCTTAAAGGAAAAATTAGAGATGAGGTTAGAGTAATCTACATGTTAAACCCATACATAGCTAGAAAAAGAAAAACCATCGATAAAGAAGTATTTAATGTATTTCATCCTTTTATATAAATATTATAATAATTAATAATATTGTACAAGTTATTATAAAATTATTATATTTGCGTTATGATATGTGTTAGCCTAGATACTAATGACAGTATTCTTCTAAAGTCTAAAGACAGAAGTTTCCATGCATTATTCTATATAATACGACAAATGCCTAATGAGGTTTGGTACAGTGACGGTGTAAACAAACAAGAGATCTGTGACGAGTTGAATATCTCTAGAGCTGCTCTTGAAAAGATGTTAAGCTCATTGACTGAAAGAAAACTGCTAGTTAAGATATCAAGAGGCAAATACACATTATCAGATGAATTAAAAGAGGATTACTGATGGAAATTGGAGAATTAAGGTCAGAGGATCTGGGAGAAATATTAGAAAAGTCACGGGTCTTAGAAGATAGATTTAAGGATTATTGTAGACAGCAGAATAAATTCTTTTATTCTAAATTATTCTTAGGCCCTGACAAAGTAATAATGAAATGTTATTTAATAAACAATGAAGACAGCAGAGAAATTAAAAGTAGCTAAAGAATTATTAGCTACAGCTTTTGTAGTAGCATCAGAAAAATCTACAGCTTCAGGACTTACGTTTAAGTATAAGTCATATCCTGAAGAAATAAAAGAAGAAAAACATATATTTAAAGCATGGCATGTAGACATCATAGTTGCTGAACTCGGTCACGGTGAAAGAACTGTACAACAGTTTAGATTACCTAGACCAAATAACATAGATGCAAAGACTATGGAGTACCATGCAATTATAGAAGTACTTGCTACTCTTACACAGGGAGCGCTTATTACTTGGTATGAAGTAGCTAAGATGCTTGCTACTGATAAAGAAATGCAGAAAACAATTATTCATGAAGCAACGAAAGGTCCTATCATTACCGACAAATAATAAAATTATATATCGTCAGATATTGGCGTTTATGAATTTTATGCTTGGACTTACTCCCCAGGAGCGAGATGTATTAGCTGAACTGATAAGTTTAAATAACGAATACGAAGCACTGCCTGAAGAGAAACGAGCTAAGTTTATTTTGTCTACTGATGTACGTAAAGAGATCAGAGAAGATTTGGGCATTGCTGAAAAACAATTTAATGTAATCATATCTAAGCTTAGAAAGAAGACTATGTTTAATAAGCCGTTAATAGACGATAAAAACATATTACATCCTGAGCTGAGATATAAACCTGATACTGATGGCTATCGAATTGAAGTGAATTTAGTTATGACTGCTAATCCTCCTAAAGAAGAAAAGCCTGTTATTAAAGAAAAAGAAAAGAAAGAAGAGGTAAAGCCTCCTAAAGAATATAAACATGATGCTTCTAAAGCACCTGTAGTGGAAGAACAAGAATTTGATTTTACTATCGAGATCCCTGATGAATAAACAAAAAGAGATTTTAAAAAAGATAGCAGCTGCTCACGGTATAAAAGTTTCCCAGGCAGAAGAAATATGGAACTTATTAGGTTCTAAAATATCAGAGGTAATTAGTAGCGATCATAAGACAGAAGGATTATTTGATGAGAACAAGTTTCCTATAATACACATAGATAACTTTGGAAAGTTTGTTCCTAATAAAAGAAAAATAAATCATGCAAACTATTGCATAAAAAAGAAACAAAATGAATCTAACACTTGAAGTAGTTGTAGACAATAAATTAATGTTAGTGACTTTCTATAAAATAGATGCATTAGCTAAACATCATAATGGAAGTTCTATTATAATTTTAGGAAGTAGAGAATATCATTCTGAAGTTCCTTATAACGAGATGTGGGAAAAGCTTAAGAAATTAAATTATGAAAGCACTATACGAAAATAATTTCTGGGACATGTATCCTGAGTTAAAAATCATTAAAGAGTTTAATGAAATATATACAAAAGATAAATCTAAGTCTAAATCTAATAGCTCACGATTAATGTGGGCTATTGACTTTGCACACAATCCTGAATCAAAGTTTTTTAATATACCTGATAAGTTAGATATAATTAAAAAAGATTTTCTTAAAGATCCCAAATTTAAATGGGAAGATGTGACTGACGTAGTAGACTTATACAAATCTATGGTCCTTTCAGATGCAGAGCGAGCATTAGTTAATTGGAACGAAATAATGACGATGAGAGATAAGTCACTAAAGAAACTATACAAACAAGCTTTAGATGTACAACATATAGCAGAAGTCGACACAAAAATTTTAAAAGAAATAGATACTATGTTGGCTAATACAGCTAAGTTATTTGATGATTATAAAAAGATTAAAAAAGATTACGAAGAAGAAAAAATAACCAAGAAAGGAAAGAATATAGTATCTTTAACTGAATCAGGAGAAATATAGTTATGGATAACATTTGGGAAAATAAACAAAAAATATTATCAGGAATTAAAAACCTGATATTAAAAAATGAATTTATAGAAGAAGTAGCTGAGGCTAGAAATACTATCTGCTCAGACTGTGAACATAAGTCTACAAACTGTGCAGCTCTTATTTCTTCTTGTTGTTCAATCTGTGGATGTTCTTTAAAATTTAAAACACGCTCATTAGAATCTTCTTGTCCAATAGATAAATGGCCAGCATTAAATGATAAACAATAAGAACTTTAGATTAGATGAGATACCACAATTCCATCCTATACTAGAACATTATGAGAGACTTTCATTTTGGAAAGAAGAAAAACGTAAATGTATAGAAGGATATTGGCAACAAGGCAAATGGATGCCTGGGCCGCTATACTATTACATAAATTTCCATAACATACAATTTGAAGATGATTCATCTGTATCGCAAGCATTTGGCTTACCGTTCTTACGTGATATAGATTGGGAACTATTTTTAATCTACGAAGAATGCCGAGGATTCTCAGGCTTTACTAATGACAAGAAATATACATGTGATCGTAAATACGGTCCTGAAAAAGAATTAGCTCTTAAGCTACAACGTATAACTAAAGAAGAATTAAAGAAACTAGAATACGTACCTGCACGAGAATATCTTAGAAAGAACCACGGTAAGAATCTAGGAAAGCCTCTGTATAAAAATTCTGCAAAACACTTTATAAGTATCCAGGCACGGGGATCTGGTAAGAGTTATTCGACATCGGGGATAGCCAACCATAATTTTTTATTTGATGGGGCTACAGATTATAACGATTATTTAGCTAGAAAGAAAACTAAAAACTTTTTAGCATCTGATACAATTATTGGGGCTATTGATACTAAGTATTCGATACCTCTTATGAAAAAAGTTACAACTGCATTAGATTTATTAGCGGGAGATTTTCAACTAGGAGACGAATATTATCCGTCGCCACTATCAATATCTCACACAGGTTCTTTTATGGCTAACAGAGAAGCAACTACAAGAACAGGCTCTGTGATGCGACATCGTACATTTAAAGATAACCCGCTAGCAGCTAACGGAACACGGCCTAACTTAGTAGCACTAGATGAGGTTGGTTTCATGTATAATATAAAAGAATCTTGGGGAGCAATTGAAGCAACACAAGCATCTAAAGCAAAAAAGAATCTTGTAATATGGGCCCTAGGGACAGGAGGATTAGTATCTGGAAAAGCTGCACTATACGCAGAAACTATATTTAGAAATCCTCATGATTACAATTGCGTAGAGTTTGAGGACATATTTGAAAATAGAGGAACTATAGGATACTTTGTACCATACTCTCTAACACTCAATGAATTTAAAAAAGGCCCTAACCTTATTACTAATGAAGAGCTGTCTAGAGTATTTATAGAAAGTAAAAGAGACGTAGCTAAAAAGTCTCCTGATCCAACAGTATACCAAACTGAAATAATTAACGGACCGATGTTGCCGTCGGAAGCTTTCTTAATTTTAGAAGGAGCATTTTTCCCAACACTACAATTAAAAGAGCAGCTAGCAGAAGTTGAAGGAGGTAAATATGCTAAGTTCCAAGATGCAAGTTTTAAAGGTATATTATCATTTAACGATAGAAACGAAGTAGAGTTTAGTACCATTCAGGATCTAAAACCAATAAGAAAATTCCCATTGCAACGTAATGACGATAAGCGAGGATGCGTAGAAATATGGGTAAAGCCTCAAAAAAATGATGAGGGCGTAGTTCCTAGAAATGTATACATAGCAGGAATAGACGTTGTAGATAAAGATAAGTCTACTACTGACTCTCTTCCGTCTATATTTATAATGAATAGATTAACAAGACAACTTGTAGCAGAATATACAGGTAGAACTTCTGAAGCAAAAGATTTTTATGAAATCTGTAGAAAACTTCTGTTATATTATAACGCTATAGGTATGTATGAGAAAAACCTTATCGGTTTATTTAATTACTTTGATCGCCATAAGTGCACATATTTACTTGCAGACACGCCTTATCAATTGCGGTCTTCTGATACATATAAACAAACTGGTAACACATCTAAAGGAATTAACGCATCAGCAACTGTTAACTCAGAAGGACGTAATATGGTTAAGTCTTGGTTACAAGAAACTACGTCGATTAATTCAGAAACTAAAATTTACGAAACTATATATTCTCCTGCACTTTTAACAGAGCTAGTTATGTGGAACCCACAAGGCAACTTTGATAGAGTATCTGCGTTAATAATGCTTATGTGGTTAGATTCTACTATGTATAAACAGACAGAAAAACGTGTAGAAGAAGTTAAAACATTTCTAGATAATGATTATTTTTCTCAGATGGGCGTTTTAAAAAAGAAACCTACTGGAACTATAGATTCAAATTTTTATTCATAGATTTGTAAAAATAGAAAATAATTATTATTATGGCCGACGCTCTAGATAATCAAGGTTATATAAATTTTCCACGACAAAAATTATCTGATACACAAAAGACAGATAAGTGGTATAAAAAGAATATAGACTTCGCAGAACATCTTTTAACATCTGATGTCAATCTTAGAAACAGTTTTAGAAATAAACGTATTAATTATAATCTACGTTCTAATGTAATCTCTCCTAGAGATTTTGAAAAATTTATTAATCCTGATAATTTAGATCTCGATTCACTGCCTGCGACTTTTCAACACATCGGTATTGAAAACACAAAAATTAATTTATTATTAGGAGAATACGCAAAGCGTAAGAAAGAGTTTAAAGCTTATATTTCTTCAGGCGATCAAGAAGGTATTTCTAGAAAAGAGCAAATTTTAATGGAACAGATTAAACAAGAGATGATGGGAATCATCCAGATGGAATCTATTTCCGAAGAAGAAATACAAAAAAGATTACAAAATCTTGAAAGATATAAAAATTACGAGTTCCAAGATATAAGTGAAATCGTAGCTAATAAAATCTTAAAAAAAGAATACAAAGAACAAAACTTTGATTTTGAATTCTTAAGAACATTTGAAGACTTACTTACAGCAGGTGAAGAAATAGTATATTGCGGTGTATTAGGAGGAGAACCTGTAATGCGACGAGTAAATCCAATGAACTTATATACTCTTGGCGGCAGCTCTATGTATATTGAAGATGCAGATATTATTGTAGAATACGGATACAAATCTGTAGGCCAAGTAATCGATGATTATTGGGATACTCTTAAACCAAAAGATATAGACTTCCTAGAAAAAGGAAAAGTAGACACTGCTATGGATGGTGGTGGAGGTGTTGGCTTAAATAGAGATATATCAATATTTGATTTCTATGGAGAAGCTGGAGCATTAGATATATTTCATCCTAATGAAGCAGGTGTTAGAACTTTTGCAGGTGCATTTGATACATACGGCAATGTAAGGGTTATGAAAGTATGTTGGCGTTCTAGACGTAAGATTGGAGAGCTAACTTATTTTGATGAAGAAGGTGTGGAGCAAAAAGATTGGGTTCCTGAAGACTACAGACCCAATAAAGAACTTGGAGAAAAAGTAAAATGGATATGGGTAAACGAATGGTTAGAAGGAACTAAGATAGCTGACCACATTTACACAGTAATGCGTCCTGTACCATTTGCTAGCAAATCATTAGTAAATAAATCTAAAGGGACCCCACCATATATTGGCTCTGTTAATTCCACAAACGATTATAAAGTCCAATCTCTTATGGACGTTATGAAACCTCTCGCTTATTCTTATGACATAGCTTACTACAAAAGAGAGCTCGAAATTGCCACGTATAAGGGGTCCTTTACTGCTATTAACTCTGCACTTGTACCCTCAGGATGGGATCCAAAAGAGTGGATGAGATACGTAACTGTAAATAAGTTTGCTTGGTTAGATCCTACTAATGAAATCCTTAAAGGCCCTGCCCAAGGTAAGTCTGCAGGACAATTTAATCAGCTTACTGCGCAACAAGTTAATATAGGAGATCCTAATGCAATAGGCATGTATACTAATTTACTAGTCGACATAGAAAATACACTAGGCAAGCTAGCTGGTGTTTCTGGAGCACGGGAAGGACAAATACAAAATAGAGAAGCAGTAGGCAATGTTGAAAGAGAAGTTGCACAGACATCTCACATTACAGAAAAATGGTTTGCTATAGACCAAAACTTTAGAAAAAGAGCATTAACTAAATTTTTAGAATGTTGTAAATATGCATATAAAACTAATCCTCAAAAAGGGCAATTCTTACTTGATGACCTTAGTCAGCAATTTATTACTCATTTCGATGAGTTTGCCTCTACAGAGTATGATTTACATCTTTCTAATTCTAGCAATGATACGCAATTGTATAACGACATTAGAGCGTTATCTCAAGCAGCTATTCAAAATGGTCAAGCAACTATTTCGGATTTAGTAGCTATATCGCAATCTGACTCTGTACAAGATATTGCTAAAAAACTTCAAAATTCTGCAGAAAGAATTAGAGAAGAAAATAATAAAATGCAAGAGCAACAAATGCAACAACAACAAGAAATGCAACAAGCTCAAGCACAACAAGCAGAAGCTGAAAGAGAATTCGAAATTAAGAAGCATGATGATGATATAGCTGTTAAGAGAGAAAAGATTCAAGCAGATATACAAATAGCAGCTATGAGAGAAGCTAATAATAATTATCGTACAGAATCAGGTTTATTAGATTCTGACGGTAACGGTATTGCTGACGAATTAGATTTACGACGAACAGAAGTTGAAGAGAAAAGGAATGATCAAAAAACACAACTAGATCAAGCTAAATTAGACGAGACTATTCGAAGTAATCAAGCTAAAGAAGAAATTGCTAAAGAAAAAATGAAGCTAGAAAAGCAAAGAACTAAAGCAATCAAAAACAAATAAAGCTATAGCACTATAGAACAAAGCTATAAATATAATCGAGTTTAATTATAAAAATAATTTTAATATTGTAACCAAATAAAGACAGCAATTATGAGTGAAGAAAAAGATGATCTATTTGAAGGACTTCAAATAATGTCACCAGAAGAGCTTAATTCAGTCGTGGAGTCTGAAGAAAGCGAAGAAAAAGAAGAAACAAAAACTGAGGAGGAGAACTCAGAAATGTTTCAACCTGTAGAATCAGAAGAAGGTGAAGGTGCTTATGAAAACACTGACAATCAAACTGAGTCTAAAACCGCTGCCTCAAGCGAGAGGAGTGAAGAAATTTATAAAGGATTGATTAAAGAATTAGTTGATGCAAATATTATCACTAGTGCAGAAGCTGATAAATTAGATGAATTAGAAGGGTCATTAGATACTATTAAAGAGTTAATGACTAAAACGGTTCAAACTAATTTTAAAGCAGCTGAAGAACAGTGGAAAGCTAACATGCCTGCTGCTAAAAAAAGATTCTTAGAAATTGAAGATGCATTTGATGAGACTGACCAAGCTATTATAATGGCACAAAGGTTAGAATTTTTTGACTCTGTAACAGAGCAATCAATTAAAGAAGATGAAAATCTACAAAAAGAGATTTACTACGATCTTTTAAAGTCAAAGAATTTTTCTAATGAAGAAGCAGCTGAAGCAGTGCAAGATGCAATAGAAGTTGGTAAGCTACAAGACAAAGCACTTAAAGCAGTACCTGAGTTAAAGAACCAAGCTAATGCAGTAGTTACAGAAGCTAAAGAATATAAAGCAGCAAGAACTAAGAAACAAATAGAAGAACAAAATAAAGCTTTTGAATCTTTAATTAATAATATAGATCAAAGAAGTTCTTTTATAGATGGTATCAACCTTAATAAAATAAGTAAGGAAAAAATTAAGCAGAATATTCTAAACCCTGTTTATAAAGATAATAAGACAGGAAGAGAATATAATAGTTTAATGTATAAGCAAACTAGAAACCCAGTAGAGTTTGAAATGCTTATAAATTACTATGATACTTTAGGACTGTTTAATTTAGATAAAGAAGGTAAGTTTAAACCTGATATTTCTAAACTAAAACAAGTAGCTAAAACAAAAGCAATTAATGAATTAGATAAAATAATTGCATCAGAAGATAGAAACGTAGGTAAAAATACTTCCGTAGAAACTTCTCAGAAAACAAGTAATATATTAGATATGCTCGATAGAGCAATGAAAAAGTAAAATAAATTTATACCGTTAACAAATAATACAAATCAAAAATGGCACAATTACTTCCATTACAAAAGTATGAAGCTAAAGATTACAATGGTCTTGTCACTGACAACCATTTCCATGCTTTGTACCAACAAAAGCCTCAATTGATTAGTAATGTAATTCGTGAGATTTACAAAACTAATTTACAAGGTAAATTGCGTGAGTTCTGTGATCGGTTCCCTGTTAAAGAAGTGGAACAAGAGAACGGATTCTACAACTGGATGTTGCAAGGACAACACGACAAAAACCTTCCTTTGGTTGATGCTGAAACTATTTCAGGAGCATCTATCTCAGGAGGAAACTTTCCTGCTAACGTAGGAGCAAACGGAGAGCGATTCTATTTAATCTTCGACGAAGCTTTATTTGAAGAAACTAACGTTCTTCGTGGTGAAGTTGATGATTATCATCTATTAGTTAAAAAAGCTATGGATGCAGGATCTCGATTTAAGTTTGAAGTTGAATTAGTTACTGACAATCCTACTAAATCTATTCCTTCTGAGGAATTAGCAATTGGTACACGTTGGTCTAAATTCTACTCACTTGCTCCATCTACACTTTCTTACCAAGGTTCTAAACCTTACTTCACATCTCCTTGGAGAATGGAAAACCGTCCATCTACTTTAAGAATGGAATATGAAGTAGCTGGTAACACTATTAACAAAGGTAAAAACGAACCTCTTGAGTTTGGATTTAACTACAAAGGTCAAACAGAATCTATCTGGATTAACTATCAAGATATGGTTGCTCACCACCAGTGTGAAGAAATGTTTGCTCGTATGTTGATGTACGGTAAGAAAAACTGGACATCTGATCACAAATACTTGAACAAAGATGACAAAACTAAATATGCAGTTGAGTCAGGTTCAGGTTTCTTTGAGCAAATCGCTCCTTCTAACGTACACTATTATAACACTTACGACCTTGATTGGCATCTTGAATTACTTCTTGATATGGGTGTTGGTAAAATCGAAAGAGGTAAAAGAACAATTCACTTGCTTACAGGAGAATTCGGAGCTATCGAAATCTCTAAGCAGATTAACGAAAAATCAGGTTCTGGTAAGTTTACTGTAATTTCTGATAAATTCTTGTTAGGAAATACTTCTTCAGGAACAATCGGTGGTAAAAACACTAAGAGTTTACAAGAGCCACAATGGAATGTATATGAGTGGTACAACGGAGTTACTATTATGGTTGAAATCCTTGATTTCTTCGATGATGATGTATACTTCCCACAAAGACATCCAGATGGAAAAGGTATCGTAGAATCTCACAGAATTTTAGCACTTGATTATGGCGATAACGCAGGTATCTACCGAGTTAAGCCAAAAGGAGTTCCAGATTACAATTGGGCGTATATCCCAGGTATGAGAGATCCATTCTCTCCAGGAGGAAAAAACAGTCCTAAAATGGTAGCTTCACGAGTAGACGGATACGAAGTACACTTCCAGAAATGGGGAGGTATGATGATCGAAGATCCTACAAAAGTTGTAGATCTAAGACTACTAGTTGAGAGATAGAATCTTGTTCATAAATAAGGTTAATTGAATACAAAAAAGGCTCCTTAGAGTTGATAGCCTAGGGAGCTCTTTTTAAAAAGAGAATTTAAAAGACAGCAAATAATAATAAAATGGCAAAGACAGCAGCAAAAGAAAAAATAACATATGGTAGCTTTCTACAAGATAGAGTAATTTCTATTAAACCTGTAGAGTCATCGGGAAAATGGAATAACTTACTTGTAAAAGGTCAGGATAAAAAGAAAGATCCTTTCTTGTATAACAAAGTAAAAAGAAGTTATCAAGTACCATTAAATAGCCAAATTAAAGGTGGCGGAGTTAAAGTAATATTGGATGATCAAAAAAGAGTGAGCATTCAAAAGTATATGGAAAGTTATCCAAACGGGATGACACAAAAAGAGTTCTTTGAAACAGAGTTGGGAGTAGATTTAAATCCTACTTTACCAACAGATAAAAACTTCTGGAGATCAGATAGAAGAGGTAGAGTAATTCTAACTAAAGAAGGAACTACTCTAAATCTTAATCGTCCTTTAGATATGTTGAAGTATTTAATTCTTCTTTCTAATAAGATGTTGGTTTCACCGTCTTATGATGAAAGAATTTTAAAAGCAACATACGAGTTTATGATTGTAGACGAAGATAAAGTAACTGTACAAAAATTAGCAGAAGCAAATGTAAAAGCAGATGCATATGTTAAGTTCGCAGAGATTACTAATAGCAAACAAGCAATCGTCGGATTCATAAAATCTTTAGGACGAACTATTCCAGCAACTGCTACAACAGATTGGCTTAAAAATGAAGTATTAAATGTTCTTGAAAAAGATCCTAATTATTTCTTAGAAATAGTCACTCATCCTCAGTATAATGATCGTATCTTTGTACAAGAGGCTACTGAAGCAGGAGCTATAATTAGAAAAGGAAACAAACGATATACTCTTGATAACGGATCAGAGTTAGGTGATTTAACAGATACAATTATGTATTTAAATAACCCTGATAATCAAGAAGTAAAAATGAGAATTAAAGCTAAAATAGATTTAAAACAACGTAATTAATGACTGCAAACGAAATGGCCGATATGTTAGAGGAGAAGCTAGACAGAGCTGATAGCTTTGGCTCTCCTGGTTACGAAGATTTTGATTTATCTTCCGTGCTAACAGAGGCACAGCAGTTATACGTTAAAAAGTTTTTTGATGAAGTAAACAACAGAAAACAAAAAGGCTTTGAGGAGACAGAAATTAGAAACCAAGGGTTGTCAGCATTAGTTAAAGATGCTAACAACCTTTCGGCTTCGGCAGACCAAGCGGGTGTGCTAGTAAATAATAATGTAACAGGTAAATTCTACGACCTACCAAGTGATCACATGTATACTATTTATGAAGAGTGTACAATTGATAAAACAGAATGTGACACTAACAATAGTATTATAGGATGGGTTATGGTAGTTGCTCACAATGAAATGCAAAGATTTAATTGGAGTAAATACAAGAAACCATTTTATAGACCTAATGGAGATTGTAGAGTTTGGCGTTCAGAGTTTAGTAGAGAAACTTCAGCATTAAATCCTGGAGATACTGAAACAGCTAAACGCCACGAACTATTTACTGATGGTACTTTTAACGTAACAAATTATCATATAAGATACGTTAAGAATCCAGAAAATATAAGAGTAGATAGAGCAGTTCCTGATGATCAAAGAAACTGTGAGCTTGACGAAAGTACTCATGTAGTAATAGTCGGCATAGCAACAGATTTAATGTTACAAAGAGTAAAAGAACAAAAAGTTCAAACAATTGAGAACTTTAGAGACTTAGAATAATAATGAATATTAATTTTTAAAAACAAAAACAAATGCTTAGAACCGCAGACAATGTGTTTAGTGTCGTATTAGACGATAGCACAAAACAAGCAGGAAACCTTCCAGCAGTTGGTACAGTTGTATCTGATTCTAACTTGGAAGAAGGCGCTATTGTTGCAGTAGATGCAGGAATGCGCAGAATGGATGCAGCCGCTTTAGCAGCAGCTGATCGTTACCGAATCGTACAAGGAAAAGGTACAGGAAAACAATTAATGATTTCTCCTATGATTACTAAAGCAAGTGCTACACTTTCTACTAGTATTCACCGAGTAGCTGTACAACAAGTATCAATTGTAGGATTTAACGGAACTACTGGTTCTCTTCCTGCAGCTAATTCAACAGATTACTTTATCAAAATTCGTAAGAATGATAATGATGCAGCTAACCGATCTCAACCAATGAGCCTTTTTGCAGGTCCTATTAAGAGTGATGCTTCTGCTACTCAAGAAGAAGTTGCTTTTGCTTTAGTTAAAAACGGACAAGCAAATTTTGCAAAAGAGCCCGCTAATGGTTATTTAAAGTTTGATGTAATTTCTGACGGTACTACCGCGGCTATTGGTACTGCTACATTAGCAGCAACTAATGGATCAACAGCTTTAACTTACTCTGCAGCTCACTCTTTAGCAGTAGGTGATTTAGTATTTATTGCAGGAGCAACTTATCAAGTAGCAGCTGTACCTACAACTACAACTGTAACGTTGTCAACTCCTTTTGAAGGAACAACTGTAACAGCTTTAGCAACAGGTACTACTTATGCTACTAACCACGGTAAACTTACAGCAGCTGCTAACTTTGGTGTTAGACTTACAGGTGTACAAGCTGACTTTGATGTAAACGCTTTCCGTGATTACTACGTTAACCGATTCACTGTAACTTTCTCTGATGAGTCAACTTTGATTACTACAACAGGAGCTCGTACAGGTTCTGGTGTATGGCAACAAGTTGCTATGGATGAGTACATGAGCTACGGATTTGAAGGTGAAAACAGCATGTTAGGTGTTCCACCACGAATGAGAGATCAAGCAGTTATTGAAGGAAACAAATACGGATGTATGGAAATCTCTTGGACAGAAGATATTCGAGGATTAGTTTCTCTTCAAGGAGGTAAAGGATCAGTATTAGTTTATGTAGATTTAGGTACAAGCGGGGCTTTCCCAGCAACTCAATCAACAGGTGAAGAACTTGTAGTTGATGTATTTGGATTTGCAGATTCTGATTTCGAAGAATAAGTAAATTCTCCACCCACAGTAGTCCCGCCATAAAATTGCTGTCTATGGCGGGCTACTATATTTTTTAATTAATAACTAAAAAAAACTAAATGGCACTCAAACCTAAAATTTCCGCATCTTTAAATAATAAATGCGATAAGATTACAATACAAGAGGAAACAGGTCCTTATGTATTATCTACAAATAACGGAGGTTGGGGAACGCCAAATATTGATACATCAGCAATTGTTTATGCTGATGTTCAATTTTTTAATAGTGACGAAACTCCTGATGTGCAAGCTTCGGGTACGGGCACTATATCAGGAACAACGTTCACAGACGTTACACATATATCAGGAACATTTAAAGTAGGACAAACTCTTACAGGTGTTGGTGTAGCAGCTGGAACAAAAATCACAGCATTACTTACAGGAACAGGATCTAATAACGGAGGTACTTATACAGTAAATATCGCTCAAACAGTATCTTCTACTACTATTAACGGTAATGTTCTTACACAAAATTTTATATTAAAAGATGGCACTACAGATGTCTACGCAGGCGTAGCAGGTGCTCCTACTCCAGGAGCTTTTACAGCTTTATCAGAAGTTGCTTGGTCAGGTAACGATGGAGTATATAGAATAGTTTACAAAGTACAAGATGCATCTAATACTTATGAAAACGATAAACAATACGTTTTATTTTTATGCAATCTATGTAATTGTAAAGATAACTTAATTGTTAAGTTAATCGATGCATGTGATGAAGAGACCGTAGAGAAATTAAAAACATATGTAGATCAAATGGAAATTTATATATACGGCATACAATCAGCATTTAGTTGCGGAGATTTCGACACTGCAGAAGCAATACTTGCTGCGGCAACAACATATTGCAATACACTTGACGAGTGTAATACTGGTAACTGTTAAAACTTAAATTATGGGATGCGGATGTAAAGATTGTAAAGATGTCACATTATTAGCAGGTAATGATGGAACAGGTATTTCTGCTATTGTAGATAATGGCGATGGTACATTTACTATATTTTTAGATAATGGCACTAGTCAAACTATTACTATGACTGATCAAGGAGATGTTCCTTTATTACATCATAATTTTTTTACATTAGGTCCTGATTTTTACTCAGAAAATGGAGCAGCAATAGGTAATCAAATGATAGGTCGTACAGATACTTACACTGCTGCAGGTTCTGGAACTACTAAAATAGTAGCCACACCTTTACAAGGACAAATTAAAACTACTCCAGTATTAATAGATTATTCAGGAGCAACAAGACTTACTCCTACTGAAACAGTAGTAGCTTGTGGAGTACCAAGTCCTGTAGATGTAATTTCTGGAAACACTTTATCTTTAAGAGCAACGTTTGCTACTAATCATAGTGCTAGTACAATATTTATTAATTTTTTAATGTATAAATTAGCTTGTTCAGATATAGGTAATGCTGGATCAGATACTGATTTAACTGCATTAACTATTCCTGTAGAATATCAATTAACTTTAGCAGGAACTTCTGGTTTATATACTGCATGTGTAGATTATCCTATAAGTACTATAACTTTTAATAAAGGAGATTTATTATATATATCATATAGTTATACTAACGACGGAACCGTTATTGCAGATAATGAGTTTATCCAAGTAAATGCCACTTTATCTGTTAAAAAATAAAATAAAATGAGTTGTAAAGATTGTAACGAAGTAACATTATTATCAGGCACAGATGGTGTCGGAATTCAAACTATTGTAAATAATGGAGACGGAACTTTTACAATATTTTTAACAGATGGTAGTTCTTATACTACAGAAGATTTTTCAGGACCTAGAGGAGAAGATGGGGCTAATGGAGGTAGGTGGAGATTTGATAGTGGTATCGTATCACCTAATACTCCTAATGTAGAAACTTTTATTACAGATAGTTTAACTTTATCTACTGTAGGAAATATTAGTATAAACTATCAATCTATTGTAGGCACACCAAATGCTTACCAAACTTGGGCAACAAATATTCGCATTGCTATTTTAGCAGGAAGAGAAGTAATTCTTCAAATAGCAAGTTTAGATGATAGTAGTGTAATAGGAATATATAAGATAAGCGCAGGAAGTATTCAAGCAAGTCACGTTGAGCTCACTGTATCTTCAGTAGTTGTTGCAACAGGTAATTTAGCTAATACTAAAGAATACGCTATTTCTTATATAATAAATGGAGCAGATGGAGGTGGATTAACAACAATATATACTGGAGATAGTACAATAGGCACTACAAGAACGGCTACGTTAACAGATAGCTTAACTTTTACTAGTGGGCAAATGATTCGTATTGCTAATGGCACTAATATTGTCGAAGTAACAGATGCTGCGCATCTACCAAGCACTTTAGCGGCAAACACTACTTATGTTATTCGTGGATTGATCAGAGTAAGTAGCACTATTACAGTTAATAATGACGGCTCAAAGATTGTAGGTCTTGACAGAACTAAAGATTTAATTCAATACACAGGCACAGGCACTTTATTCGATATTACAGATGTAGATTTTAGTATTCAAAATGTAGGTTTTAATACTACTACTACAGGTAAAATACTTGATGCTATTAATTATACTGCTGGTGTTAGTGCTAATAATTATGGCAGAACAAAAGTATTACAGATTTTTGGTTGTGAGTTTAGAGGTTGTTATGATCTCATGACAATTACAGGCTTTGAATTAGTCGATTTAAACAACTCAATTTGTTGGTATACTACAGGAAGTGTAGGCTTTCAATTTAAAGACGTTAGGCATTTAGAAATGTCAAGTTGCGAATTATATAACTGGTATGACGAAGCTACGGCTACAACTTATTCAACTGCGTCAATGATTGAATTACTTGCAAATGGACCAGATAATGTTGGATTTGCAGTAGTTAATATTAATTCATGTATTGTTCATCCTGAACAAACACAAAATGGAATTAATATTAATACTTCTTCAAGAACTGTCTTTGGAACTATAAGCTCAAATACTTTTATAAATGTCGGATTAACTACTGGAAAATTATTTTTACCTGAAATTCCAATCGCACTTTTACCTGATTATACTCAACCTGCTACATATTATTATGATGTTGCAGCTAATCAAGGATTGTTAAATTCTACGGCTGGTATTTTAATGACTATGATTAACAACACAACTGCTACTACAATAGCTTCTAGTGGAACACCAGTACAAGTAAATTGTGGTAATAACAATGCACAACAAGATAGAGTACGTTGGAGCGGTAGTTCTAGTGGAGTTGCAACCTATCTAGGAGGAAAACAAGTGTTTGTGTCTATACATGCTACTATTACTTTTACTAAAAGTGGTGGTGGTAGTGATGAATATAGTTTTTTTATATATAAAAATGGAGTCCAATTTGCAAATAGTCATTTAAGTACAGGAGCAACTAATACTTCTGGAACTGTAACTATGACATTTGCTTGTTTAGCTGAAGAAACAAACCAATTAACTTGGTATGTTCAAAACAATACAGGAACGGCAAACATAACAATAACAGATTGGCAAATAGTAATACGAGAATAATATGACAACATCATTATTATATAGCGCCCCATCTACTAGTTATAATTCTCCTTGGAATGTATATCTATTTAGAATAAATGATTTTGCAGCATTATCAGAATTAGTTGTAGGTCAAGAAGTAACAGAAATTACTTATTTAGCCGCTCCTCCTACAGAAGGAGGTACAGGTGTAGGATCTATATTATCCTTTTTATATGGAAGTGGAGGCGCACCTCCTTTTGATTTACATTTATCTCCTGGATCAGGAAGAACTTTGATCGGATTTATTATTATAGATAGTAACGGAACTCTTTTACAACCTGACAATGGTACAGGAGGAGGACGAGGAGATATTACTCTTACAAGTTTAGCACAAACTGCAAATGAAAAAAATAAAGAATGTTTTGATAAATTAGTTTGGGATAAACAATGTACTTTTGCTAAAGATGTTTTAAAATTTGTTAATCAAGTATCTTTTGGATACGTTCAACCAGAAGTGTTAGAATGTCTCAAAAACGAAAAAAGAGTTTTAGAAATTTTAAATTGTTACGATACTAGAGACATTGAAGAAGAAACTACTAATTACAATATTTTAACATACAAACAAATTAAAAAATTATTAAACTAATTACTAATGAATATTTTAAAAAGATTTGCTAGACAAGCTAATAAAGCTACTGCAACAAATGCAGAATTATTTTACGATTTAGAAAAAGAAACAGTTGCTTATCTAGATACAAATGGAAAATCAATAGGACTTCTTAATAAAGCTGAAGATGCTCCGTCAGATAAATGTGTTCTTTTAATTAGAACAGATGGTATTAAAGTAAATAAGATTACTGCACAAAATACCTTAAATCCTTCTGATTATCAATTTGAACTTAGTGTAGTACCAGGAATAGACGAACAAATAAACTTTGTTTTAAAAAATCAAAGAAACAAAGTTTTTTCAGACATGAATATTACTAGAATTACTTTTGATCATTTCTTTGAAGGAACAGCTACAGAATATCACGTAAGATGGAAAATTGCAGATAATCAATTAATATTTGTAGTTTTTAATTCTGAAGGAGTTCCTTTAAATTTTAGAGAAAAAATTGTATCTATTTGGTTAGAAATAGAAGTATTTAAAAATGTAGAATCAGAAGTATTTAGAATAATTGAAACAAAAGAAAAGAAAAAAGAAGAACCACCTAAGCCTGTAGAGTCTCATATTTTTACTAAAGGAACTTATACATTAACTAAAAATGATGGATCTACAAAAGTTGATACTATACTTACTCAAGGAGTTGAAAAAGATGGAAGAGTTATTTTAACAGGTAAATCAGGAGACGGATCTTATATTTTTGAACCAATAGAAGGAAAAATTGGGCAATTTAGACTTGTTTTTAATGGCACAATAATTTTAGGAATAGATGGTTTTGATTTAGTTGAAAATACTTGGCAAATAGTTACAGAAAAAAATATTACTTTCACAATTACATATAAAATATAATAAAAATGGGAAGAATACAAGTACAAACAGAGGCAGTTACTTTTAAACCTACTATAGAAAGACCTAGAAATGCTCCAGGTTACATTGCATCTGGAGCTTATTCTGTTTCTATTGCAAATGTTGACGCAGCAAATGATGCTACAGTCGACGGAGTAGCATTAAAAATAGGAGAAACAATTTCTTTTTCTGCATCAGAATCTAATGGTACTCTTGGTAGAATAGAATATGATGCTACAGGATCAGAACTTTTAATTATTAGTTTAAGAAAATAATTTGTGCCTACTAGTATAAATTTTGATAAAAAGCTAGGTTTCATAAACGGAACTAGCATTGTATTGCCTACTTCTACGGAGCAACCTTTTCTTGATACTACATCATGGTTTGGTGATGGTATTGATGACCAATTACTATCTACAAGTAACTTTAAAAGCATTGACAACGGAACACAATTTTCATGGTCATTTTGGTTTAAATTAGATACCATTGTACCAAATCAAACATTGATTAGGTTAAACACAGATACATCAACACGAGGTTTTCACGTTTACTTTGCAGGTGGAGCAAGTTTACAATTAGAGGCATTCGTTGAGGGTTCATCAGCAAATTGGACAAGGAGTGGAAGTGGCTCAGTTAAACAAATCAACAAATGGTATCACGTTTGCGTCACTTTGGATAATACATTATCAAATAGATATACAAGATTGAAAATATATTTGGACGGTGTTCAACAAGGAATAAGCAACTTTAATACTGCAAACATGGGAAGGGGAACGAACCTTTCATTTTTAGCAAATATTGATGGCTCGTTACCTATGAACGGAAACCTGAATGAGGTGGCTTGTTGGGGACAGGGAACTGTTTTAACTGCATCACAAGTTTTAGAGATATTTAATCAGGGACTTGCAAACGATTTGAATAACCTACCAACAACACCACAACCAACAAATTGGTGGAGAAGTGAGACAGCCTCATGGAATGGTTTTGCTTGGACATTGACAGATGTTAATGGATCATTTGAAATGCGAAGTCAAAATATGTTGGAAGCAAACAGAGAGGATGATGTTCCAAGTTTATATTCAAACAAGTCATTCAGTTTTGATGGGGTTGATGATATTTTTGAAACCAATTCAATTTATTCACAATTAAATGGTGGAACAAAATTAACTTTAAGTGTTTGGATTAAACCAATTAGTGGTTCACCATTATTAGAGTACATTATTAGTAATCCAAGAGATACAACTGCAAACAATAGTCAATTTGCATTGGTATTGTATGAAGGTATTGATATATCCTTTAATGTAGAATCACGAACATCACAATATGTTAGTGGTAATATTAATGCAATTACTTATGGTGATTGGAATCATATTCTTGTTTGCGTAGATTTATCAAGAACAATAGGAACGGAAGGAGCTATTTTTATAAATGGTGTAGATGAAACGACAACAAGTGCCATGGGTATTTTGTCAAGTTTTTATACGGCAACTGATGTTTTACATATTGGAATTGATGCAAATGGAGGATTCAATAGGTATAACGGATATTTAGACGAGGTTGCAATTTGGAGTGGGCAAGATTTAAGAGATTCAACTTCAGTACAAACAATTTTTAATCAAGGAGTTCCAAACAATCTGAATGAAAATGGATTAATTGCGCCTACTACATATTATCGCATGGGAGAGGATGCAACATGGAACGGAACAAATTGGACATTACCTGATAATGGTTCAGGAGGTAACAATGGAACGTCACAAAATATGGCATTGGCATCAAGGACAAATGATGTTCCTTTATTCAATACAAAGTCAATATTGTTTGATGGTGTTGATGACTACATTGATTGTGGAAATGCACCTTATCTTCAAAATTTAACTGATTTTTCGGTATCATTATGGGCAAAACAAACAACTGCAACAACTCAAAAATGTTTTATAACTGATTGGATTTACAATAATAATGGAAACTTTGCAATACAAACTGCAAATGTACTTGGTAGTACTACAAAATTAAATTTTGCTATTAGAGAGTTAGGTGGAACGCCAAGAGTAATTACTACTATAAATTATCCATTTATAGAGAATGTTTGGAATCACATAGTGGTTACATTTAGTTCAGGAAATGCGAATATTTATGTAAATGGAATTTCTGAAAGTTTTACGGGTGCAACGCTACCTACATCTTTAGCGTATGGTAATGGTAAATTAGACATAGGAAGATTCAATGGTCTTGGTAGATATTTTAATGGCAACATTGATGAAGTAGCAATATTTAATTCGGAGCTTTCTGCAAGTGATGTTACAAGCATTTTCAACAATGGTGTTCCTCAATCACTTGAATCATTGAATCCAATATCGTGGTGGCGAATGGGTGACTTTGATTCATATCCAACACTAATTGATAGAGGTTCAGGAAACAATAACGGAACAATGACAAACACGACAAATGCATCAATAGTTGATGATGTACCGAATAAATAATTAAATAAAAAAAGATATGACACACTTACCAGACGTATATATAATTGTAAATATCTCAGACTTACCTAGTGTAGATTTTAGTCAAGTTGCGGAAACAAGTGAACAAACAATTCGCAAGAGCTTAGATGGAACATTATTCGTTTTGAAATACGAATCAGGACACGAGCCAACATTTATTTCCGATGGCACAATAGTTCCAACTCAATCTTTAGATCACGCTGGAGTATTGACATTGATGGCAACGGCAGAATGGAGTGAACCAATACCTGTAGAATAAATGTTATGCCTACAAATATCAATTTTAATAAGACTTTAGGAATAGCTTCAAAAGCTACTAATATTGTATTGCCTTCTGGAAATACAGGTTCAGAAATGATATTTACTATTACCACCACTACAGCTAATGAAACATTTCAATTAGGAGGTAATACTGGAGGAGGTATTACTTATAACTATGATATAGATTGGGGAGATGGCACTCCTATAGAAAATGTAACAACTAATGCTAAAATACATACTTATGTAACTCCAGGTGTACATGAAATTAAATTAACAGGAGAAATTTATATAAAATCTAATACTGACGCATCTAAATGGACTGAGTTTAAACAATGGGGAAGCAATGTTATAATATATGGCGTAAGAGAAATGTTTAATAACTGTCAAAATATGACATACTCTGCTACTGATGCTCCTAATTTAAGTCAAATGACTAATGCTACTTATGGTATACTTTACTGGATGTTTAGAAACTGTTATTCAATAACATCTTTAGACTTAACAAATTGGGATGTTTCTACAGTTACTGGACAAGCAACAGCTTGTTTTCTGAGTATGAGTAATTTAAGATACATAAATATTTCTGGTTGGGATA